GTGTCTCGCAAGACCGATCAGATTCCGCTCTACGCACCCGACGGATCACCGCGCGGGTATCGTTCGCCCGAGGCCGCGGACCGGCTGCTCCAGGCTGGGTTCGTGACTGCGGTCTATGGGCGCAAAGGGCACGTCAAGGCTCTCTTTCTGCGCCAGGAAGACGGAGCTAATCCTGTTCGGCCGGACTTGAAGGCCGGAACGCGCTACAGCTATCAGCAGCATCTCGAAAGCGGCCGACGTTGTTGGAATCTCAAGAAGCTCGACGGACGCGACGAAGACGGCCAGGTATTCAGTGCGCGAGCCGTGTTCTTGCAAGTGGTCCAGGATTGCCTCGCGCCGTGAAGACGCAACGCAGGAATGTCGGCGGGCGGTACGTGGCTTATGCTCGCGGGGCGTTCCGAAGTGACGTGCGAAAAGTGGTCGCCGCGAGAAAGACTCCATGCAAGCCCGATCGTTCGGAAAGATAGCCGTCCCGGCACCGGGCACGCCCGTACGTCTGACGACGGACACGAATCTCCGCGTCGCGCGCCTGCGGTTCGCCGTGGTGATCGGCGAGACTGGGCGCATATTCGTTGGCGTCGCCGGGATGAACAAGGCGACCGGCGCGGGCGTGATCAAGGAGTTCTGGCCGACGGGAGCCGGTGGGGGCGTTGCAGACGAGTTCACCGTGGAGACGCCGGATGGCGAGCACTTCCTCGTGCCCGCCGACTACTATGTGGACGCCAACGCGGCGAACGAAGGGCTGATCGTTGCCTACTGGGTATGGTGAGCATCGAGCGGTTCCTTCCTGGCGATCGAGCCGGGCGGGTGGAACGATTGCACAATTTCGCTACCGTCAGAGCAAAAAAGTGGTTGCCGGTTGCCAGTTGCCACTGACCAAACGACGATGACTCCGCATTCCATGGCCAAGCGTATTGAGCTGTGGCCGATCGACCGCCTGATCCCCTACGCCAGGAATCCGCGCACGCATTCCGAGTCGCAGATTGCGCAGATCGCGGCCAGCATCGCCGAGTTCGGCTTCAACAACCCGGTCCTGGTGGACACCAAGGACGGCATCATTGCCGGCCATGGACGCCTGCTCGCGGCGCGGAAACTCAAGCTCAATCAGGTTCCCGTCGTGGTGCTGGATCATCTGTCCGAAACGCAGAAGCGCGCCTACATCCTGGCCGACAACCGGCTCGCGGAACTGGCGGGCTGGGATGAGGAACTGCTTCGGGGCGAACTAGCCGAGCTGCGCGACGCCGATTTTAACCTCGATGTGATCGGCTTCGACGAGGACGAACTCGAACGATTGTTGGCTGAGGAACCAGGCGAGGGCCTCACGGAAGAGGACGCCGTTCCCGAGCCGCTCGAACAGGCCGTCTCGCGTCGCGGCGATCTTTGGATTCTCGGTGACCACCGGCTACTGTGCGGAGATTCAGCCAGCCGCGAAGATGTGGACCGCCTGGTCGAGGGCGCACCCATCGATCTGATCAACACAGATCCGCCGTACAACGTGCGCGTGGAGCCCCGCTCGAACAATGCCATCGCGGCGGGGGTGTCGTCGTTCACCAACCTTCAGCACCACCAGAGTCTCGATGTGCACCGGCACCCGTCGAAGGCCAAGGGCACGACCAAGAAGATGCGCCCGAAGGATCGCGCGCTCGCCAACGACTTCATGAAGGACGGCGATTACGACGTGCTGCTGCGCCGGTGGTTCGCGAGCCTGGCTGGCGTGCTGAAGCCCGGAGGCTCGTTCTATATCTGGGGCGGCTATGCGAATTGCGCTAACTATCCGCCGGCGCTCGCCGAATGCGAGCTCTACTTCTCGCAGGCGATCATTTGGGTCAAGGAACACCCGGTGCTCACGCGGAAGGATTTCATGGGCAATCACGAGTGGTGCTTCTATGGCTGGCGTGAGGGCGCGGCGCATTGGTTCAATCCCGAGATCAAAAACGCCACCGACGTATGGAGCGTGAAGAAGGTCAATCCGACCGCGATGGTGCATCTCACCGAGAAGCCCGTGGATCTGGCGATCCGCGCGCTTACGTATTCGTCCAGATCCGGACAAACCGTGTTGGATTTGTTCGGCGGATCGGGCAGCACATTGATCGCGTGCGAGAAGCTCGCGCGCAAGGCGCGGCTGATGGAAATCGATCCGCCGTACTGCGATGTGATCATCCGCCGATGGCAGGAGTACGCCGGCGCAACAGCCGTGCTGGATGGCGATGGACGCAGCTTTGACGAGGTCAAAGAGGAGCGTGTGCAAGTTGCAGCTTGAGATCGAGCGCTGCCACCGGGAGATCGCCGAGGTGGAGCGCTTGCTGATGGGCGGGCATCCCGACGTGCCCGGGCTGTGCATGGCCTTAAGCGATTGGTCTGCGGAGCTGAGGATTCTCCAGAATGAGCAACGCCGCCAGGTGGTGAAACCTGGCGGCGCGCGGGAGGCGGATACGAGCGTCAGTCTACGCGGAGACGCGGTAGGTCCGCTCCTTGTCCTCGGCGCGGAAGGATTCGACCTTCAGCCCGAGCTTCTTGGTGAGCGTGCCGCTGACGAATCCGCGCACGGTGTGGGCCTGCCAGCCGGTGGCCTTCATGATCTCAGCCAAGGTCGCGCCCTGCTTGCGGCGCAGTAGGTCGAGGACCTCGGCCTTCTTGCTGCCGTCGCGCGCCTCGGTCGCGCCCTGTTTCGCACGGGCGGGTTTTTTCGCGGAGGTGGCCTTCTTGGTCGACCCCTCGGCCTTCGGTGCGGCCACGTTTGAAATGGCGTCGCCCTGTTGCGCGGCGTTGGTAGCCAGTCGTTGAACCGCCTTCCAAATCCGCGCGACGGCCGACTTGCGGTCCGTGAATTTCTTGACCGGCTTGAGATCGTCGAACGGGGCGACGCCCGCGAAGCTGTTCCAGGTATCGGCGAGGCGCGAGGCCGGCCAATCGGCGGTCAGCTTCGCCAGCTCCTTCTGGCTGGTAAACGATTGAGTGGCGTCCGCGCCCGCCGGAAGTTCGGCGTGCGCGGTGATGTTGTTGTCGCTATCGATGGTAAACGTTGACATGGTCTTGATCCTTTTCTGGTTGTTTTCGCGGGCGACCTATTGGCTCGCCCGCATGACGATTCATCCCTCAGGCCGGCCAGCAAAGCAAGCGGAATCTGCAACTTACGGCCCTAAATGAGCCATGCCCCTGGTAAGCGTCCGCAAGTATGCCGAACATCGCGGCGTCAGCCACACGGCGGTCCAAAAGGCGATCAAACAGGGCCGGATTCACCCGGCTCGGGACGGCAAGATCGATGTTGAGCAGGCGGATCGCGATTGGAATCGCAACTCGAGCCCGGTGAACGCTCCGAAGCACGCGCCGAAGCCGGACGCCGCGGCGGGCGGGCCGACTTACGCGCAATCGCGCGCGGTGCGCGAGCTGTACCTGGCGCGGCTGGCGAAGATCGAGTTCGAAGAGCGCGCGGGTAAGCTGATCAGCCGCGATGAAGTGACCGTCGCCGCGTTCACCAAGGCGCGCACCGTGCGCGACAACCTGTTGAACATTCCCGACCGCGTGGCGGCGATGCTTGCGGCGGAAACCGATCCGGTGCGCACGCACCAGATCCTGACGGATGAGATTCGAAAGGCGTTGATTGAGCTCTCTGGCGATCACAGCGGCTGAGATCTACGACGAAGCGTTCCGGGCCGGTTTGAAGCCCGAACCGCTGTTGACGATCTCGCAATGGGCCGACCGTTACCGAGTGCTATCGCAGCGCGCCTCGGCCGAGCCGGGTCCGTGGCGCACCGATCGCACGCCGTACCTGCGCGAGATCATGGATTGCCTCTCACCGTCGTCGCCCATCGAGCGCGTGGTGTTCATGAAGGGCGCGCAGATCGGGGGCACGGAGTGCGGCAACAACTGGATCGGCTACGTAATCCACCAGGCGCCAGGGCCGATGATGGCCGTGCAGCCCACGGTCGAGATGGCCAAGCGCAACTCGAAGCAGCGCATCGATCCGCTGATCGAGGAGAGCACGGCGCTGAAGGAACTGGTCCGGGATCATCGTTCGCGCGACAGCGGGAACACGATCCTGGCGAAGGAGTTTCCGGGCGGCGTGCTGGTGCTGACGGGAGCCAACAGCGGTGTTGGGCTGCGCTCGATGGCGGCGCGGTATCTGTTCCTGGATGAAGTGGACGGCTACCCGGGCGATGTGGATGGCGAAGGCGATCCCGTGAATCTGGCGCTCGCCCGCACGCGGACGTTCGCGCGGCGGAAGCTGTTCATGGTTTCGACGCCGAAGATCGCGGGCCGCAGCCGCATCGAGAAGGCTTACGAGGAAAGCGATCAACGCCGCTACTGGGTGCCCTGCCCGCATTGCGGCGACTTCCAGGTGCTCAAGTTCCAGCGGCTGCAATGGCCGAAGGGCGAGCCGGAGAAGGCGGTGTACTTGTGCGAGCACTGCGACGGCGCGATTGAAAACTTCCACAAGACGCACATGCTCGAGCGCGGCGAGTGGCGGGCGTCTGCCGCGAACGTCGGCAAGTCGATGGGGTTCCACTTGTCGAGCTTGTACTCGCCGGTGGGCTGGTTTTCCTGGGGCCAGGCCGCGCGCATGTTCGAAGAAGCGCAGAAGAGTCCCGAGCTGCTTCAGGTGTTCGTCAACACCGTGCTCGGCGAGACGTGGGTGGAGCAGGGCGAGGCTCCCGACTGGCGGCGTCTCTATGACCGCCGCGAGGACTACCGCATCGGCGTGGTTCCGGCTGGAGGGCTGTTTCTCACTGCCGGCGCGGATGTGCAGAAGGATCGCATCGAAGTCGAAGTTGTCGCCTGGGGACGCGGGAAGGAATCGTGGTCGGTCGATTACCGCGTGCTTGAAGGCGACACGTCGCGGCAGCCGGTGTGGGGAGAACTGACGAAACTGACTGGCGAGACGTTCCGCATGCACTCCGGTGTGGATCTGCCGGTCGTGAAGCTGGCGATCGATTCCGGCTACGCACCGACCGAAGTGTACGGCTGGGCCAAGCAACAGTCTCCGGGCCGGGTTGTGGTGGTGAAGGGAGACTCGCGCGCGCCCGCGTTGGTGGGGCTGCCGTCGTCGGTTGAAGTCGGGCCGCACGGGAAACGCATCCGTCGTGGCGTGCGGATCTGGCCGGTGAGCAGCGGCATGGCGAAGCAGGAGCTGTACCGTTGGCTTCGCCTGGAGCGGCCGACGGAAGAATCGGGCGAGCCGTTTCCTGCGGGCTACTGCCACTTCCCGCGCTATAACGAAGAGTTCTTCAAACAGCTCACCGCCGAGCAACTCGTCACGCGCGTCGTCAACGGGTATCCGAAACCCGAGTGGCAGAAGACGCGGGATCGCAACGAAGCGCTGGACGTGCGTGTGTACGCGATGGCCGCGGCGGTGATCCATGGCGTCGACCGTTTCTCTGAGAAGAAGTGGGCCGAGATGGAAGAGGCGCTTCGGCCTCCGCAAGCAGGCGAGCCGTCTCCGCGCAAGAAGGCGATCTTTCAGCCGGTCGTTTCCGGCGACCCGTACCTGTAATGGCGACTCAAGCGGAACTGGAAGCGCGGATCACGGAAGCCGAGGCGGCGCTGCACCGGCTGCTCACCGGCTCACGTGTGGAGGAGATCGATAGTCCGTCGGGGCGTGTCCGCTATACCAGCGCGAACACCGGGGACCTCGAGCGATACCTCGCCTGGCTGAAACAGCAGATCGAAACAACGCAGCGCGGCAACCGCAAACCGATCCTCTTCGAATTTCCAGGATGATCCAGGCCATCTCGAACACGATCCGGCGCGCACTGAAAAGCGTACAGGGAGGGCTGCGGCTGTCGGCGGATGCGGCGCATCAGGGTGCGTCGCTCACCTCGCGCGAGCTGGCATCGTGGCTGCCGTCGCAGGGATCGGCCGACGCCGATCTCTTGCCCGATCTGCCGACGCTGGTCGCGCGCAGCCGCGATCTCATCCGCAACCACGGGATCGCCAGCGGCGCGACTCAAACCCTCGTTGACAACGTGGTCGGCGGCGGCTTGCGGCTTTCGGCGACGCCGGACTACCGGGCTCTCGGCAAAGACAAAGACTGGGCTGAGGAGTGGAGCCAGCAGGTTGAAAGCCTCTGGCGGTCGTGGGCCGAGACGACCGAATGCGACGCATCGAACAGCCTGACGTTCGCCGGGCTCACGGCGCAGGTGTTCCGCGCGGCGCTGCTGAACGGAGAGTCGCTGGCGCTGCCGCTGTGGATGCCGCAGCCAAACATGCGGTTCGCCTCGCGCGTGCAGGTGATCGAGTCGGACCGGCTGTCGAATCCGAACCTGCGCATGGACACGACCAACATGCGCGGCGGGATTGAGATCGATGAGTACGGCGCGCCCGTCGCCTACTGGCTGCGGAAGTCGCATCCGGGTGATGCGCTCCTCGGCGGCGCACTGTTCGGCGGCGATTGGGAGCGGGTCCCGGCGTTCACGGCATGGGGCCGCCGCCGCGTGATCCACGTCCACGACAAGGAACGCACGGGACAGACGCGCGGCAAGCCGATTCTTTCCGCCGTGCTCCAGCAGTTCAAGATGCTGGACCACTACCAGCGCACGGAGCTTCAGGCGGCGGTGGTGAACGCCATGGTTGCGGCGGTGATTGAGACGCCGCTCGATTCGCAATCCATCGCCGAGATGATGGGCGGCGACGCCAACGCCTATCTGAGCACGAAGAACGAGTACCGCGTGCAGCTCAAGGGCGGCGCGGTGATTCCGCTTTATCCGGGCGATCAGTTGAAACCGTTCACGCCCGCGCGTCCCGCGTCGCAGTATTCGATGTTTGTCGAAACTGTGCTGCGGCACATCGGCACGGCGCTCGGGCTGCCCTACGAACTGCTGCTCAAGGACTTCTCGAAGACCAACTATTCAAGTGCGCGTGCGGCGTTGCTCGAAGCATGGCGCTTCTTCCGTGGCCGCCGGCAGTGGCTCGCGACGCACTGGGCGACGCCGGTCTACGAACTATGGCTTGAAGAGGCCGTGAATCTCGGGCTGGTCGAAGCGCCCGACTTCTACGGCAGCCGCTACGCCTACACGCGCGCGAAGTGGATCGGACCGGGCCGCGGATGGATCGATCCGGTGAAGGAAGCGCAGGCGGCACAGATCCGGATGGACGCCGGGATATCGACCCTCGAAGACGAATGCGCGGAGCAGGGCCTCGATTGGGAAGAGGTCTTGGAACAACGTGCGCGGGAGCGTTCACGCATGGAGGAACTCGGCCTGCTCGAAGCGGCGGTTGCATCAAGCCAGCGCCCCATCGTGACGGAGAAAGAGGAGAGCGCGGCATGAGAGCCTTCGTCTATGCGGCGGACCGCCCCTGGGCGATCACCGAGGCCGGGCTGCGGCAGATCCTGGAGATCGCCGAGCGCACGAACCCGACGCCAGAGGCGGTCGCGGCGCAACTCGGCCGCCCGCTCGAAAACACTCGCACCGTAGAAGTCCGTGACAGCGTCGCGGTGATCCCGGTAACCGGCCCGATCTTCCGTTACGCGAATCTGTTCACCGAAGTCAGCGGCGCGACCTCGATCGATGTGCTCGCGCGCGACTTTAATGAAGCCGTCGCGAATCCGTCCGTTCGCGCCGTGCTGTTGAATGTGAACTCGCCGGGCGGCGAGGCCGACGGCGTCAACGAACTGTCCCGGATGATCTACGAGGCGCGCGGGCGCAAGCCCACCATCGCCTACATTGGAGGCCTTGGGGCGTCCGGGGCCTACTGGCTGGCATCCGCCGCCGATGAGATCGTGGCCGAGGAATCGGCGCTGCTTGGCAGCGTCGGCGTGGTGGCCACGTTCCGCGATACGCGCGAGCGCGACGCGAAGGCCGGCGTCGCTACCTACGAGATTGTGTCCAGTCAGTCGCCGTTGAAGCGACCCGATCCTGCGACGGATTCCGGGCGCGGCCAGATTCAGCAGATCGTCGACGCTCAAGCCGAGATCTTCATCAACGCCATCGCCCGCAACCGCGGTGTCGATCCCGAGCGTGTGCTCGCCGACTTCGGCCAGGGCAACCTGCTTCCGGCCGCGCAGGCTGTGCGCGCGGGAATGGCCGACCGGTTGGGCACGTTTGAATCCGTTGTTTCCGCGCTTCGAGCGCAGTTTCCCAAGACCAAAGGAGTGATCCGAATGGATGAACCTGTTTCCAAGGCAACCGCCGAACGTGAACGTATTGCGGCGATCCTGAACTCGCCTGAAGCCGAGGGCCGCGAGCAGTTGGCGCGCGCCATCGCGCTCGAAAGCGATCTGGACGCCGAGGCCGCGCGCAAGCTCCTTGCTTCCGCGCCCGTGCCGAAGCCGCAGACAGCGTTCCACGCTGCAATGGCGGCGGTCGAGAATCCCAAGGTCGGCGCGGACGCTGTGCCGGACGACGACGCGTCCGAGGTCCAGCGGATTCTTGCAATCCACAACTCGATGAGGAGGAACTAACCCATGGCCAGCTTTTCGACTGGTGTCTTCACGCCCGACCGCCTGATCGCGGGCGAAGACGAGATTCTTTCGCGCAAGGTGACGGTCCTGAGCGGCCAGAATCTGGTGCGCGGGGCGGTGCTCGGCAAAGTTACCGCGAGCGGCAAGTACGTGCTGTCGCTCTCGGGCTCGTCCGACGGCTCCGAGGCGCCCGACGCCATTCTCGCGATGGACACCGACGCGAGCGCGGGCGACAAGGAGGCGATGGCCTACTTCAGCGGGCGCTTCAACGAGTCGGCCCTGACGCTTGGAGCCTCGCACACCGTGACCAGCATCCGCGAGGGCCTGCGCGTCAAAGGCATTCACCTCGTATCGGTGCAGCCCGCTTGAGGAGAGGAGACTGACACATGCCTGACCTGTTTTCCACCAACGTTCTGAACGGCGTGGTCGCGGACCTGAAGCGGCCTTCGAGTTTCCTGCTCGATCGCTTCTTTCCCAACGTCCAGACCGAAACGTCCGAAGAGATCCACTTCGATGTGGACGACGCCAAGCGGCGGCTGGCGCCGTTTGTTTCCCCTCTCGTTGAAGGCAAAGTCGTCGCCGGGCGCGGCTACACGACCAACACCTTCAAGCCCGCCTATATAAAGGATAAGCGCGTGTTCGACGCTAACCGCCCTCTCAAGCGCTCGATCGGCGAACAGATCGGCGGCAGCATCTCGCCGATGGACCGGCTGCGCGCGATCCTCGCCTTCGAACTGGAGGACATGCTGAACATGCTCACGCGGCGGCTCGAGGTGATGGCTGCGACGGTGCTGCGCACGGGCGCGGTGACGATCGTCGGCGACAACTACCCGAGCGTCTCGGTGAACTTCGGCCGCGACGGCGCGCAGACCATCGCGCTCACCAACCCGAATCGCTGGTCCGATACCGGCATCAACCCGCTGAACAGCCTCCAGGACTGGGCGCAGATCGTCCTCAAGAAGTGCGGTGCGATGCCCACCGACGTGGTGATGGACGTGGCCACCTGGAAGGTGTTCCACGCGAACACGGAGGTTCAGAAGCGGCTCGACCTCTACCGCGCCATCGGCGCGCAGCCCACGATGCAACTCGGCGCGCAGATCACCGAGGGCGGCGTGTACATGGGGTCGGTGGACGGCTTCAACATCTTCGTCTATTCCGGCTGGTACGTCGATGATGCGGGCGTCGAACAGCCGATTCTCCCGAGCGGCACGGTGATCATGTCCGGGCAGCTCCAGGGCGTGCGGGCCTACGGCGCGATCCGCGATGAAGCGGCAGGATACCAGGCAGTGCCGTACTACGTCAAGTCGTGGGTCGAGGAGGACCCGGCGGTGCGGTTCGTGATGATGCAGTCGGCTCCGCTGGTGGTCCCGTATCGCGTGAACGCGAGCTTGGCGGCAACGGTACTGTAGCCATGAAGATCAAAGGACTCGTCACCATCTACGCCGGCGCTGACGTTCATCCGCCCGGCGCTGTGTTCACGATCAACGACACGGAAGGGCAGGACCTGGTCGCGCGAGGATTCGCTGAAGCCGTCGAAACAGGACCCGACGAGGAAGAGTCAGCGCCCGAGCCCCGCAAGAAGCGATGAGCGCGCCGCCCGGCTTCGACTGGCCCGCCGAACTCGCGCGAAAACTCACGCTTCAGGTCGCGACCTTCGGGATCGATGTCAGCTACCAGCCTCAGGGCGGAACGGCGTTCACCGTCAAGGCCATCGCGGAAAGCGTCGCGCAACCGGAGAACCAATCTCCCGGCGTTTACGGCCGCCTGTTCGTCAACGCGGCCGACTTCGCGGCGGCCCCGGCGAGCGGCGACGAAGTAACGATCGGATCGACCGTCTACAAAGTCTGGCTGGTTGAGGCCGGGATCGAGGGCAATATCAACCTGATATTGCGGCAGAAGTAAGCCATGCCGTCCGTGCGCATCTATCACAAGAAGCAGATCCGGCTTGACCGCCTGAACGTCCGGCAACACCAGATGTTCAAGATCGGCACGGTCGGCGTCGCGGCGGTGAAGAACCGCCTCGCGTCCGCGCTTGGACCGCAGGACGCGCCGGCGAAGCCTCTCAACAGGCACTACGCGATCTACAAGACGAAGCTCGGACGAGGCAATCGCCGCAACCTGACGTTCTCAGGCGATCTGCTCCGCAACTTCCAGGTCCGTACCGTGAGCGAGAACCGCGCAAAGGCGGGCGTCTCCACTCGCACAGACCGTATCAAGGCCTGGATCAACCAGAAGATCGAGCCGTGGATGGTGTTCTCGCCCAGGAACAAGACGGCGGTTGTCGAAGCGACGCGCCGCGTAATGAACGAGATCAAGTCGCGGCTTGTGGTTGAAAGCGCGCTTGGAGGCAAACAGCGATGATCGATCCCTCAGAGCTGGTCAACAACCTGGTCGCCGCGCTGCGATTGATTCCCGATCTCGTCGCCGAGATGGACGGCGACGCCGAACGCATCTACGCATATCACGACCAGTATCCGAAGCGGTCGAGCCTGGCGCACGCGATTCATCAGATGCCCGCGCCGTCGATCATGGCCGTGTGGCAAGGAACGCAGCCCGGCAGTTTCGGCGCAGTGGACGTGTGGAAGCATCAGGTCACGCTGTATCTGCGCGCCCGCGAAGCCGCCGACTCCGACGCGCCCGCCTATCACCGGATGTTCCGGTTGATCACGAAAGGCGTGCCCACAGGCTCCGACGTTCCGATGCTGAACGTCACCGTTCATCCCTCGTGCCACGCAATGGACCTGCCATTGATTCAACGGCAGACCGACGCCGAGGGCCTGGACTACTTCGAAGTTCCCATCACGTTTACGGAAATTGGCGATGACTAACGAGAAAGTCTGGATGCGGCCGAACGACGGCCACAGCGAGCCGCGTGAGTTTGAGGCCAAGCCCGAAGTGATCGTACCGCTGATGGTCTCGGGCTGGAGTCAATGCGACCCGCCCGCAAAGGAAACGGAGGTGAAGCGCAATGTCGACGACTAGACTACAAGAGGTCCTGATCGGGTTTGGCAAGGGCAAGCAGACCGACATCGTGACCGCGAACCTGGTCGCGAACATCTGGCAGTTGAAGAAGCTCAACGCCGCGCTGGCCAATCCGAAGCTCAACACCGAAGACGACTCGCAGGAGTACGGCAAGGGCCACGAGTTCGCCACCACCTTATTTAAAACGTCGTGGGATGCACCGGGCACCATCGAAAAATACCTGGGCGCGGAGATCGCGGCGTGGGCGATGGCATTCGGCCTCGGCAAGGTGGTGAAGTCGGGCACGTCGCCGAACTTCACCTACACGTGCACGCCGTTGTTTCCCGCGAACGGCGACGCGGCGGAACTTCCGTACTTCTCCTTCATCGAGCAGATCCGCCCGGGCGCGGGCGCCGTCATCGATCGCATGGCCGTGGGTTGCTCGGTCGAAGGCTGGACGATCACGATTGGATCGGGGCCGGGCCGCGCCAACAGCAAGATCACGATCGAGTTCATCAGCTCGGGCAAAGTTACCGAGCCATCTGGGATCACGCTGCCCGCGGCCACTGCCGAAAAACTGCTGCCATCGGCGTCGCTTGCGCTCACCATCAACGGCGTCGATTACGTCACGAGCAAAAACATCGTGTCTCTCGAAACATCCTGGAAGAACAATATCCAGGCGGACGCGGGCTTCTTTCCGGGCTCCGGGTTTCAGACGCCCGGCGATGCGGCGTCGGGCGCGATACGCGGGCGGCTCGAGTTCGGCAATCGCCAGGGGATGCTCAAGTTCGTAGCGCGCTTCGATAACGCCTCGACCGAGCTGATCAAGCTCAAGAACCAGACCACGGGCACGGCGGTCATCGCGCTCACGTTCGACGCCAACAACTCGCTGACGATCACCTGGCAGAAGGTGGCGTTCGCGACGGCGGAGGTCGGCGAGACCAACGGCATTGTCACCGTGGCGGTCGATTGCACGCCGCTCTACGACACCACCAACGGAATCATCTCCGCCGTGGCCAAGTGTACGGTGGACGGCATCTGCCAGTAGGAGGCTTCATGGAAAATCCAGTATTCGATGCGTCGCGGCCGATCTCGATCAACCTTCGAACGCCCACGGGTGTGAAGACGCTCAAGGTCCGCTTTCCTTCGGACGACGAATGGACCGAACGCCAGCGCCGCCGCAAGGTGACGATCAAGCAGTTGGGTCGCGGCGTTTCGGAGACGATCGTCGCGAACGGCGAGGATGTGGACTCGGCGTTGCTTGAGAAAATCCGCGAGGGCGACGAGCCCGAGGTCGATCCGTTCGAGGCCGTGAAGGTGATCGAGCAGCTGAGCCTCGCGGAAGTCGATGATGTGGTTCCCGATGCCGATTCCTTCCGCGTGCAGTTGCGAGTGCTCGGGGCGGTGACCACGCACGTGCTGAAGATGCCGTCGGCGAAGGATGTCTTTGAATACCGCCGCAGCTTCGCGCGGGTGCTCGACTTGCCGTACAACCGCCAAGAATTGACCATCAACATCGCGGCAGCCGCGGCGCTCTATAAGAAACTCGCCGTGACCACGGAGGGTTACGCCGCCGATGTGCCGGTCATTCACCAGGCCGTCGCGGTGAAAGCCGCAATCGATGCGATGGATACCGCGTTTGCGGAGGATCGCGACGCAAATTTTCCGTAGGCGAGTGGCCGGAGGAGCCGTCGCTCCGGTTCCTCGTGCATTGGGCGCTGCGACGCGAGGAACTGTGTGATCCTGGCCTCTGTCCCGACTCGCCCGACGAGGGCGGGCGCTGCGACCATTGCCCGCTCGACAAGCTGGATTCAGCACAGAACTCTGAGAAAGGTCTACTGCTCAGGCGGGCTCTTGAGTTGACGGCTGTGCTCAAGTTAGGCGTAAGAATCTCCCTCGAAGACATCAGGGCAGATGAGTTTCAGGCGATGCTGATCGTCGCTGAAGAACGCGACCAATTAGAACGTGAGACAACTGCCGGGGGCCTGCCAAAATAGAAACATCCACTTGGATCAGCCAGGAGCGGGTTCAGCCGAAGACTATGGCCGTCAATCCACTTAATCACCCGGTTTACGAACGTCTGCCACTGCGCACTCAGAAGAAACTCCTGAGCCCCAGATCGGAAGACAAGCTCACGTGGGACTGCTTCTTTGGTCTACACAAGGCGGGTGAGCTCGGCGCTGTTCTCGCCAGCGTCCTGCAGATTCCGAAGCGGAGTCTCAACGATCCACGCCTCATGTTATGGGGCTTTGAGATTCAAGAAGAAAGCGCTTCACTATGGGAACCGCTATACGATACATTGTCCGCAATCGAGAATTACGGAGACGGAAAGCCAGAGGGGCAGAAGACAGAGCCTGACGTGATCGTGGTTTCCGAAAGGTCACTGGTCGTCGCCGAATGCAAGCGGATGCACGGCCTGGGACGATGCAGCCGATTCGAGGATGAACGCTGCCCAGAGATCCATTTGGATCGCCGCAAGCGTCCATACTGCCAATATTGGAACCGCGGCCTTGTGGAACTCGTCAGCTTTTCCAAGCCAGTGCCGCCCGCTGCGGCCCCCGATTGCAATCTGTACTATCAACTTCTACGCAATTACATGATTGGCGATCGTCTGGCCACTGCGCTAAGGCTGCAACTCCACCTCATGGTCGTCAAAGCGGCGAATAGTCCGCACTCCGCCGAAACAAGGGCAGAGGTTGAGCATTTTAATTCAAGGGTGACGCGCGATTCGAAGTACGCCGTGGCCTGCTGGAATGATTTCCGCCGTGCGGCGGTGGACGTGTTATCGGGCTATTCTTCTGAACTCCCGCACCTCGCCTAGCCGACGCCGGTACGGTCAACTCCCAACCTCCAGGTTCCATGGCCGCCGACAACAAACTCGAACTCGTCGTCGAGGTGGATACCACCAAGGCAAACGCGTCCATCAAGAGCGTCAACACCGGTCTGTCGAGCATCGAGGAAACCGCTGCCAAGAGCGCGCGCGGTGCATCCGGCAGTATCGATTCGATGACCGCCGCGATGGTCAAGGGCGCCACCGCCGGCAATCTGCTCGCTGAGGGCATCAAGGCCGCCGTCGAATGGGCAAAGGAATGGACCATCGAAGCCGCGAAGATGGCGGCACACAACGCGCGCATGGAGGCGTCCACGATGGCGCTCGCCAAGTCGCACGGCCTGAGCGCGACTGAGGCCAAGAAGTACTCGGACGCCGTCCAGGAAGTCGGCTTCGAATACGACGAGGCGCTCCACGCGGTTGATCGCCTCATCATCGCCGACCTCGATCTCTCCAAGGCGACCGGCCTCGCCAAAATCGCCAAGGACGCGGCGGCCATCGAGAACATCTCGGCTCCCGAGGCTCTCGAAAAGATCCTCCAGGCGATCGAGTTCGGCAACGCCCGCGCCCTGCGCGCTGCGGGACTCCGCGTCGATCTCGAAAAGGAAATCCAGATCGCGGAGCTGACGCTCGGGCGCACGCTCTCCGAGAACGAGAAGGTTCAGCTCCGCTACAACGCCGTGGTTCGCGAGGCGGCCAACATCCAGGGCGCTTCGGCTGCGGCGGCCGGAACGGCGGAAGCCCAGATGAAAGCCCTGCACCGCGAGGTTAACGATCTCAAGGAAGCCGTCGGCGACCGGTTCCAGGATCAGTTCCGCAGCGTCGTCCGCACGCTTCGCGACCTGGTCGGCTGGCTCAAGGAGAACACGGATCTGCTCGCGAAGTTCGGGCAGATAGCGATGTGGGTTGCGGGTGCGTTGGCGTCGTATGCCCTGGCCACGAAGATCATGGATCTGGCGAAGGCGATCGCGGCGCTACGCCTGGCCAGTCTGAATCCGTATGCGCTGCTCGGCTTCGGCGTGTTGGCGGCGGGCGCGATCGTCTACTCCAACTGGAAGGACACGCAGGATCGGCTTCAGGCGCAGTTCGACGAGATGCAGCAGAAGGCCCTTCGCGCGGACCTCTTCAGCGGCAAAACCAGCGTCGATGCGTTGCGCAAGAAGGGCATGACCGACGACCAGATCCGCGAGTTGATCACCGGCAAACGGTACCTGCCGGGCGAGGAGCTACAGTTCGATTTCAGCGGGCTGCCGAAGCTCGCCATTCGCAAGACGAACGAGCCGGATCTGGATGCCTTGAAGCGCGCGCAGGAGATCCGCAAGCGGCAGGCCGAGATCGAGCGGGAGTCCCTGGAGGCGGCGCTTTCCGCCGAGGCGCAGGGCGTGACCGGGCCGGCAAAGGCTGTGCTCGAAATGCAGAAGGAGATCGCCAAGTACACGTCATATGTGGATGAGCGGGGTGTCACGCAGAAGATGCAGTTGACGGCGAAGACTCGCGAGAACCTGGAGCGCGAGCTTCACGCCAAGATCCGCGCGATGCAGAAGGAGGAGGCCGCCGAATACCTGAAGAACGAACAGGAGGCTTACGAGCGGCGGCTCGCTTGGGATACCGAGATCTTCCAGCGCCGCATCGAGAACGACACCGAGATCGCGCGAAGGAACCTGGATCACTTGGCGCAGGTTTACTCGTTTGAAGAGCAGCGGGCTGGTTTCGGGCGCGATGCCCGGCTGCGCGAGCTCGATTCCTACGACGCGCAGACGCTGGCGCAGAAGGTGTGGGTCGAGCAGCTGAAGATGGAGATCGAGGTCGAGTACCTGGAGCGGGTGAATGAGGTCAAGCAGCGCCTGTTCGACATGGAGACCTCGCGGATGGTGCTGGAGGAAGAGGCCAATCTGAACCGGCTCGGCTATCGGGCGGACGAGATCAAGACGCGGATCGCGGAGTTGACGCAGCAGCGCGACGACCTTCGCCGGCAGCAGCAGGAGACAACGGACGCGGCGGTGCAGGCGGCGCGCGAGAACGCGAGCATCCGGCAGGCGCAACTGATCCGCGACCACAACCAGCAGATCTTCGATTCGCTGAAACGCCAGGCTGAGGGCGTGTTCGACGCGCTGCTCACCAAGTCGCAGTCAATCTGGTCGGCGATCGGGAACTCGCTGAAGACCGCGATTCTCACCGCAATCAAGGATGTGGTCAGCTCGCGCGTTGCGGCGATGTTGATGCAGTTGTTCACTGGAACGAAGGTGTCGTTCCCGCAGCAGAGCGTGGGCGCAGCGAGCGTGGGCGTGCTCGGGCGTATCGGCGGAATTCTCGGCGTCGGTGCGGTGCCGGTGTTCGCGGGCGGCAGCGGCGGCGGTCCCATTCCCGGCGGCGCGGCGGGAGGCTGGGGAACGCCGCCCTTCATTCCTTCCGGCAGCCCGTCCGGGAGCGGAGGCGGATGGTCGAGCATCGGCGGACTGGCGGCTTCGAAGGCCGGTTGGTCGGGGCTGTTGTCGAACCTGAAAGAGTTCCTTGGATTCGGCGGAGGCGTGCAGTATGCGCCGGGAATGGCAACGACCTGGGAGGCCGCGACGCTCGGGCAGAAACTCTCGGCGCTAGGACGGTCCAATGCGGCGGTGCTCGGCGGCGGATTGCTCGCGCTCGACGGTCTGCGGCGCGGAGGTTTCGTCGGGCTCGCCGAAACAACGGCGGGAGGCGCGATGATCGGCTTCAAGTACGGCGGTCCGTTGGGCGCGGCCATTGGAGCCGGAATCGGCGCGATCGCGGGCATCGTGCGGTTGTTTGTCAAAAGCGCCGAGGACAAGGTCCGCGAGAAGGTGAAGGCGCTCTATGGCGTGGACATCTCCGACAAAGGCGTATTGAATCAGATCGCCGACACGGTTAAGTCGACGTACGGAGGCAACATTGACTTGGCGATTCGCAGCCCGCAGATTCGCGACCTGATCCAGTTGTACGCGATGACCACGGGGCAGAAGCCCACCAACATGCCCGCTCAGATGCGCCCAGGCACGCTGATCGAATCGGGCGGCTCACTGTTCCAGGGTTCGAGCTATGCGAACGGCACGCTGATTCCGTCGCTCGGCGGGCTGCCGACGCTCGATCGAATCGGAGGCGGCACACCGTCGGGCGCGGGACAGGTCGTGATCCAACTGGACGGTCCGGCGACAACCGCGCTGCTGCGGGGCGAGGCCGTGCAGGCGATCACCAGCAATCCGCGCGCTGTCCAAGCTGCGACTATGACGGCCACGAAATCGAACGCGGGGCGGCGCGAGCTCACCGCGCTTCAGTTGAGCCCAGGGACGATCACCTCGTAACGCCGTGCCCGGAAGCGTCCAGAATGCCGCGCCGTCCACGGTGCTCCCGGCAAGTCTGTCGCGCGCATTCGTTCACGAGCGCGCCTATCCTCTCATCGAGAACGAATATCGCAACGGGGAATCGCAGCGGTCGGTGCAGGCTACAACCAGCCGGAAGCGCTGGCGTCTTGCGAAGCGCCTCCCGCCGGCCCTGTTGCAGGAGCTTCGCGATTTTTACACCGCACGCGGAGGCCCGGCCGAGCCGTTCTACTTCTACGATCCCTACGAAACGAACCCGAAGTTCACTTCCGATCCCACAGGCCAAGCGGTTGCGGGGCGATACACCGTGCGCTTCAACGGCGACTGGCAGCAATCGTCCGGCGCTGGACGCCTGGACGCGCAGATTGAACTGATCGAGCTGACGTAAGTGCCCGACACCATCGGCAACATCACGGTCCCGGAGATCGTGCCGAGCGGCGTGTTCCCAATCACGCCCGACTACGGCTACGGGCACAGCATCAAGCCCGATGTTGCGATTCATCAGTTCGGAAGCGGCAACGCAAAGATCGAGCAGCGATTTCTTCTCGGCAACGGCGCGAAGCGCTTTGTGGTCCGGCGGCAACGCCTGCGCGACGCCGATCGAATCGCCCTCCGCAACTTCTGGGAAGAGAATTACGGCCCCTACGGAGCCTTCACCTACAACGCTCCGAATGACGACGGTAACGGCGCCACCGCCTACACCTGCCGCTTCGCCAACGAGCCTCTCTCCTGGGAGATGATCGCCGACCACGCCTGCACCGTCGGCGTCACGCTCATCGAAGTCCCCACCACCACTCCGGTCTACACGCTGAACTCCACCGTCACACGCTTCCCCAGCGACGCGCTCAAGACCGCCTTGCTGTCGCAGGTCCAGCAGGTGATCCCGCTCGTCAAGATTCAGCCTGTCGAACCTGGCTATCCCGCCATCTATCTCTCCGACCGCCGCTGCACCATCGGAACGCAGATCTACCTTCCGCGCCTGCTCGAATTCGACGGCATCTCGCAAGGCATCGGCAACGAGTCCGACGACGCGACGTTCACCTTCGGCAACGCCGATCGCGTGATGCGTGATCTCGCCAACGACACCGACCTCTACCGCGCCGCGATCGAGTTCTCGCTGTTCCACGCCGGCACCGGCATCAAGCTCGATCTGTGGAAGGGCGATATCGTCAACTGGGCCTTCGACTCGGGTCCCGAGTTCAAGGTCACGGCCGCCGACGGCCTCTATGAGTTGAACCTCCCCTATCCCACGCGCAAGATCTCGCGCACGTGCTGGAAGCCGTTCAACGGCAGCGCCTGCCCGTTCGCAACCGCTGGCGCGCTCGACCTGATGCACTTCCCTTCAGCCGACGCCACGAAATGCGACAAGGGCTACGAAACGCCAAACGGGTGCCTGGCGCACGGCATGAAGCGTTACTACGGTGGCGTGATCGCCGAGCCGCAGGGCGTTCGCATCAAGGACAATTCAACCGGCGTCTTTGGCTTTGGCCGCTCCACCATCACCAGCGTCTCGCTGATCGCCGACTCCATCTACGATCAGGTCGTGCCGGAGGTCTACACCGACTCTGACATGCCCGTGAACTGCAAGATCGCGGCGGGCCGCGACGAGAGCGATTTCTATGAAGCTCTGGGCTTGGTCGGCGAAGGGCCGCTCGGCGGATTCACGCCGCCGCACATGGAGGATCTCGACAACGACGGCACCGCCGAGACGTTCGTCGGGCACACGCTCGACGGCCAGGCGCACCACGGCTGGCCCACCAACAACTTCGGACTCCGCGAGTGCCTGGGCAGCGATCCCGCGGGCGCCGGCGACTGGTTCTCGCTCGATCAGTCGGGCAACATCACCAACGGCGACTGGCGCAAGGTCTTCTCCGGCAACTCTACTTATAAGGACAACTTCGCCGCCGGGACCGCGTTCCTGGTGATCCGCCGCAGCGACGCCAAGGGACTGCAACTCTCGCAACCCGGCGATCACGCGATGGTCGCCTCCGTCCGCAACGGCATGAGCGGCTGGATCTGGACGCCGCAACTCGCGCGCGTCTACGGGCTGCCCTTGACCAATCCTGTCTGGATCGCCATCAACATGCTGCTTCGGGCGCGCGGCCTGCGCCTGGGCGCGGACGCCACCACCACGCAGCTCGACGCCGCCGAGCAGTTCTTCGATGTGCAAGCCGCGGTTGATGCGGCCGCGATCTGCGACCTCAGCGTCACGAAGCTGGTGGGCGAGGGTACCGAGACGCAGTTCAAGTTCCGCGGCGTGCTTCAGGAAGAGAAGCCCCTGCGCGACTGGCTCCAGGAAGTGTTGATGAACTGCCTGGGTTACTACACGTTCGCGTTCGGCAAGCTCAAGATCGGCATTCGCGAAAACTCCTCGGCGATTGAGGCGTTCACCACCGGCAACATTCTCTTCAACTCCCTCCAGTTGGCTCCGCTGAAACCGGCGTTCAACCACCTGACCGCGAACTTCGCCGATCAGGATTACCGCTTTGTCAACAACTCGATCACGGTTTACGACATCGACCACGCGACGCTCGTCGGCGGAGGCTCCGGGCCGCTGTTCCTGAAGTCGAACGTCAATCTCTCGGGAACGTCGTCGAAGTCGCAAGCGGGCCGGATCGTGAGCGTTCGCCTGCGCGAAGAGTTGGGCGGCATCACGCCCGCCGATTGGAAGAAGGCGCGCCAGTTGACGTTCCGCACCACCGTGCTGGCGCTCAACACCGAGCCGGGCATGGTGTGTTCGATGACGCATCCCGACATGCCGGACGGCTCGGGCGAGTTCCGCGTCACGTCGTGGCGGCTCAACAAGGACTTTTCGATCGACATCCAGGGCCGCACGACCACCGACTCGATGTACGACCTGGTGGACGGGCCGAAGCCCGCCGACGTGACGCCGGATCCGGTGCCCGAAGAGATCCTGATCGACATCGGGCCGCCGGGAGTGTTGAGCGGGACGCCCAAGCTCGGCGATTACGGAACGTTCGCGCTCGACAACATGACGGTCGCGCCGGATGCGACCGGCAACCTGAACATCAACGGAGCGCATGAAGTGACGTTGGCGCTTTACTATGTGGATGAACTGGCGACCGACCTCTGGGCTTCGATCGACGCGACGATCGATGATGCTACCGATCCGGTAACTATCGCCTGCACGGTGAACCCGGATACAAACCGTAGCTTCAAGGTCGGCGACTTCATTGTGTTCAACGACGAAACGGCGGACGCGAACAATCCTGGAAGGTGCTCTTATGAGTGCGCGCAGATCATCGGGCCGGGCGACCCCGGCGATGTTGTGCCGACCGGCGATTTTCAGTTACAGCGTGCTTACCCGGGAGTGCCCGCGGGCCAGGCGACGTTCGGCACTTTGCGCTGCGTGCATCTGGCGGGCATCTGCTTTTTCAAGCTCGACCAGAAGACGTTCACGTTCAGCGTGAAGAAGGGCTTCTTTCGCACGCCCGGCCTGCCCGCTCGTGTGGAAGCTACGCTCCCGTCGGCCTGCGTCGTCGCCGCCGTCGCCGGCGTTGCGAACCACTTCGGCTACGGACCGTTCACGGTGTTTCCGCAGTCGCACCACAACGAGCCGCTCATGCCCGGCGACCGCACCTGCAACGGCGGCGCATACACATTCCAGATCCCCGGCCCGCTTGCGGTTCAGGAGAACGTCGCGATTCCGATGAAGGTCCAGGACGCCGCTTCGATCCGCTGCATCTACGCCTACGTGCAGCAGGGGACGACGGACGGGCAGTCGGCGTACCTGGTCAAGATCAGCCGCGACGGCGGCGAAACGTGGGAGCCGCTCGAATACATGGGCATCGCGCAGTCGCTGGCCACGGCGTTTAAGAACACCTACGACTTCCTGGTGCAGAACGAAGGCTACGGCCTGCCCGCCACGCGCCGGCTGCCTTACGATGATTTCGGGATCATCCTCGCGCAAGACGTCAGCGCGAGCGCCTCGCCGCAAACGATCCAGACGGCATCCTACGGCGCGAACCGCCTGGGCCTCGAAGCCGGCAAGTTCGTCCACATCGATTTCGGCGGGGCGAACGGGGAGTACGTGAAGGTGATCGCCGTCGATCCGGACAACCAGACCTTCGACGCGATCGTCACCCGCGACCATGTTCTCGGCGAACGCGTGCGTCCGACAATCTGGCCGACGGCGGTTTTGAATGAAGGCGATGATCTGGCGTTCGATATTCTGGCGGTGGCGTCGCCCGATCCGGGATCGGATCTGACGGTGGTGATACAAACCTGAGAGCCATTCGACCTCCATCGGCAGAGGAATAGGCCTTCCCCCCGGGTGGCTCTAAATGTTGGCACCTAGTGCTCCGTCCGGCAGCTTTTGATACGCTATGTTTGCAAGGCGTTGTCGAAGGAGGGTTATGGTCACCCTGCGCCGGATTCTATTTGCATCGCAGATCTTCATTGCGTTCGCGTTTGCCACAGAACCAGTGTATTTTGCTGGCACAGTCACGAACACGACGAATGAAAAGCAACCGCAGACAGCGACCGCCGTTTTCGCGATCGATGGCGAGTCGTGTGTTGTGTACATCGCAGCACCGCTATACGGCTCAGGTGCTTGCTCTCTCGTCGGCTATGACAAAGAGAGCGGAAAGATTCAGTTGGTCTCGTATGGTCCGCTTATCACTATCAAGTGGACGGGTACCGTGAAGGACACGAGCATGAGCGGCTCCTACGAAATCGAATATCGTGGTCTACCTTCGCTTCCAGAGCGCGGTATCTTCCAATTTGTCGCCAAGGAAAAACCGGAGAAACCCCTGGCACTTGGGGACGTGCTCGCATCGGAGGTTGTGAAATCCGGAGATACCGAGTTCGTGGTGTGGCTTGAACGAGACATGCTCTCCGTCCACCGGAAGGACGGGACGTACGCTGGGCGTCGCGTGTTGCTCGACCAGAACATGAAGCCACTTGTGGTCATCGAGGATTATGCAAACGGCTCAACGTACCACCTTCCAGATAAGACCGAAGCTCTGCTTGAATGGGTGACAGACGGTAAGAGCGGGTACTACACGCAACCGAACGGTAACACAAAGAAGTATCTTGATCGATTCTTCCAGCCCACGGGATGGGTGAGCTTCGAGGCGGGGTCACAAACAATTTTCGCCCTCCAGAATACGGATGGCGTCGAATTGTTTGATAGCTCGCTTAAGTCCCTCGGCATCAAAAGCGGGAAGACCAACGCGGGCCGGATTTACTGGACGGCGACAAAGGACGGAATCACAGAATACCTTGACGAGTCGTTCAAGTCGCTCAACTGGTATTCCCTTGAGAGAGAAGGCCAAACATACTTCGCCCGCTTCGACCGCAAGAAGAAAGTGAAGCTGTACGACGCGAATCTCAAAGAAATTCGGCTTCCCAAGAAGGAGGGATTCTGGACGCAGTTCGCTCGTGGGTTTGCCACCGGCATGGCAGCATATGGTCAGGCTCTTCAAGCCCAGCAGGCGCAGCAAGCTGCGGCCCAGCGTACTTACGGCTACGCAAACTCTAACGCCTACCCGGCGTATCAACCATACGGTCAGACTTCACTACCTTCGACAAGCTACCAGCAGACTACATCAGTATCCCCATCGCTCAGTTTTTCAAACACGTACACTTCCACAGGCCAGTCTTATTCGACGACCACCCAGCGGCTCGGAAGCTTCACATACTCAAACACCTTCGGGTCCAACGGGTATCAGGCGTCCTCAACGACTCAGAGGCTTGGCGCATTTGATTACACGAGCGGTTTTTCAAGCAACGGCGCATTCTCGGGTAACTCGCAGCGAATCGGAAGCTTTGAATACTCTAACCTCGCAACGCCAGCCGGAAACTGGAACGGGACTAGTCAGCAGATTGGCAACTTCACGTACCATAATTTCACCGGACCCAATGGGCAGATGCTAAACGGAACTTCACAGAGGATCGGGAACTTCATTTACACCAACATTCAGTGATCAGGTGTTATCGAAACGTTGACGTGTGCCCGACAGTAACGCTTACACGGGCTTAATACTGGGATGACCACCGACGAATTACGTGCACTGCTAAAAGAGCGGAACGTCAATTTTTCTGAGAAGGGCGTTCAGGGTGGCACCAGATTTGACTGCAAGTCTGGTGAGATCTTCAACGTTTTCTCTACGGGGAAGATGTCGTTCCAAGGGAAGCACGATACTTCCCTCGCTCAAGAAATCAGAAGTCGGTACGAGGACGGTATACCGAATGCGGATCGGCCAAGGGAGGCAAGCGTTCTTCCGCCTGTCGCGGCTCCAGTTACTGCTCGTCCCGTATTCATCGTGTACGGGCACGATACAGCGGCACGAGACCAGCTGGAACTCATTCTTCGCCGCATGCGTGTCGATCCGATAATCCTCGGGAATCTTCCCGCTGCAGGCGACACGATTATTGAAAAGCTGGAGCGGTATCTCGGTGAACACGGGAATGTCGGCTTCGCCTGTGTGCTGCTCACACCGGACGATGAAGGTCATAAGGCTGGGATGACTGAAGAAAAGAAGTATCGTGCTCGACAGAACGTGGTCTTGGAAATGGGCATGGTGTTGGCACGCCTCGGCCGCAAATACGTCGCCATACTACATAAGCAGTCCGTGGAACTCCCGAGTGACATCGCAGGGTTGCTATACATTCCATTTGTTGAGCGCGTAGACGAAGTTAAGGCCCGCTTGTTCAACGAACTCCGCGAGGCCGGCTATGACCCCGACGTAGCTTCGCTCAACTAATCCGTATCATTCTAGCTGCCAGTTCGAACCCCCCAGGGCGATCTTTGGAGCCCCTCCACATCTTCGACCCGCGCCGGACCATGCATGTCCAAGGCTTCTCCGGCCGCGCCGCGACGACCACACTCCACGACGCCAGCGAAACCGGTGTCTCCATCTCGGGCATCTTCCAGGCCGCCGAGGATTTCGCCGTGCTCGGCCTGTGGAGCGCTTACGACTACTTCAATCACCTGCGCCTGAAGCCGCTGCCGCGCACGGATCTGTCCGGCCTCACGCTGGAGTTCGACATCGAATACGATCACGCGCTCGATGGAGCCATGCGCCTGGACGCCGCCAAGTATCCGTCCGTCTCCTGGGATGCGATGACGTTCGTCACCGGCACGGGCGAGATCCATGAGGTGCGCCTTCTCGAGCACGCCACCGCAATCTCCGGCGGCGAAACGCCGGCTTCCTGCACGTTCGAGGCAACGGGCGTCGCGCCCTACTACGGCATCGACTACCTGCACCTCTATTTCCGCGACACGCGCTACACCGTGGCCCATACCGACTGCATCGTCGAAACGCAGTTGACCGCCGACGTGACGGCGTCGGCATCCGCGCAAAACATACCGGTGGCCGCAACGCAGGGGATCGAGGCCGGCGACTACGTCTACATCGAGCGGACCGGCGCTAACGAAGAACTGGTGCGCGTGCTGGCGGTCGGCATGGGTACCATCCAGTGCGTCGTGACCATCAATCACCCTTCAGGCAGCTTCGTGACACTCCAGGTCGGCGCGAAGCACGTTCTAGGGAAGATGGCCGCAATCATCAACCAAGCGGGCGACCCAGTAGCAGGGCGGTTCGGACCGGACCAATCCTCCGTGATCGAAGCGAGCGCGTCAGCGGTCTCTCCAGCCTCGGCCACGCTACAGCTTCAGTTCGTGACGCCCGCGTTGCCCGCTGCACGTTACGGCAAGCTCGGCAACCTGGACCGTGTGCTGGTCACCTCCGGGCACGTGGATGCCGCGCCGCCTGATTCACCGGGAACGCAGCAACTCGACTGGGCCGGCGGGACCGGCACGTCGCGGCGGTTCGCGGGCGGCGACAACGACACGAAGTACCGCATCACGCTGGATTTCACGCAGCCGCTGCTCGACAAGGCGGGCAACACGGTGCCGATGAACGACTGCTGCAAGATCTACATGGTCTTCGCGCCGCGTTTCGAGGCTACGGAAGAGGAACTCGAAGACGGCTGTTCCCTTACCGCCGGCGTGAACGCCAGCGATACCGTCTGGACTGTGGATGACACGTCGAAGCTCACCGGAGGCCGCTACTTCATCGGATCGCCAACGAGCGAAGAGCGCGTGCGGCTCGTCTCAGTGGACTCGGCGACGCAGATCACGGTCGAGCGCCGGTATCAAGGCTCAGCGGCCGGGTCGTGGCCTTCGGGCACGCGAATGAAAAAGGTCTCGCCGGTGAGCGGGTTTTCGTCGGACGTGGAGTGGAGCTGCACAATCTCCAACATCGCGGTTACCGGCGATGCTTCCCTCAAAGTCGGTGGCGGCGCGCCGCGCATCGAAGAATCGGACGCGCGCTGTACATTCACGGGTTTTTGGGAGAGCTACAAGTACGGCGCGGGCTGGCCGTCGCAATGGTGGTCGATGGGCCACGCGAAGCGTACGGTCACCGGCCAGGTGACGATCCGCTACAACTACGCGAGTGCGCACGATCTCTACATCGGAACGTTCCTCAGCACGGACGCCGGCGAGATCGCAGTTTCTGTCGATGGCGACGCCGCGACCGTCCACAACCTCTATCTCGACGAGTATGGAGGCACCACCGCGAACCTGCGCTTGCGTTCGGGCGTAACCGCGGGCACGCACACCGTCACCATCACGGCCAGCGGCGGGTATTTTTACTTCGATTACTTGTGGCCACTCGAACCACAGGATGTGCCCGATCCGCCGCAGGAATACAGCGACGTGTCGCTCGCCATCGACTTCGATACCGACCACGGCTACAAGAAGCCTCCCGCCTGGCACGCGTGGCAGTTGCACAAGCTCGGCTTCCAGGGACACGCCGACGTGTACATGGGCGTGTTCTGGAACAACAAACGCCGGCGCGTGGACGCGAGCTACCCCTACGCCACGGTCGCCTTTTCGGGCACGCCCGCGCCCGGCGACGTGGTTTCGATCTCGATCGGCGGCACCACCATCGCGCACGCGATCGGCTACGGCGAATCGTTGCAGCAGATCGTGAGCCACATGCGCGCGACGATCAACGGGATGTTCGCCGGTGTCTGGGCCGATGATAACTTCGGATCATCTACAGCGCTGCGGATTCAATCGAAGGCTCCAGGCTACACGTTCACCGGCGTCGCCGTCAGCGCGCCGAACTCGGTGACTCTCACGCTCGATGATCACTTGGGCACGGCAGGAGCCGAGGGCGATTGGGAGATGATCGATTCCGTCTCGCCCGTGATGACCGAGGGCGCGCGGAAGTGGATTCGAGATCTTGCCGCGCAGTTTCAGGCCTCCGGAATCCAGGCGTCCTTCGCGTTCTCGATGGAAGTCTATCGCCCGCCTGCCGAAATGGCCGCGCGCTACTGGGACGGCGCGCCGGTCGATCTTCCGGTCCCATCGACCCAAATGCACTTCGGCTCGCGTGTGCGCGCGTATCTCAAGCAGATGTACGAGGAGTGCGCCGACGAGATCGCGGCGGCGGGCCTGCCGGTGATCCTCCAGTTCGGCGAAACGCAGTGGTGGTATTTTCCGAACGCGTCGGGCATGCCCTACTACGACGACGAAACGAAGGCCGCGTTCGAAGCCTTGTACAGCCGCCCGATGCATCACTTCGTTACCAACACCGATGATCCCACCGACGACATCGAGACCGCCGATTTCCTGCGCGACCGCATCTGGGCCTACTGCCAGGAAGTGATCGCGTATGTGCGGCAGTCGCATCCGGGCGCAGTCTTCGAATGCCTGTGGCCGCTCGACGCCAACCAGGGTAAGCCCGCGCCAAGCACGGCATTCCGCAGGCTCAACATGCACGTCAATCTTCCGAACGAGTGGAAGAACTCGTCGCACGGCGTGAAGTATTTCCGCTCGGAAGGATTCGATTACGATGTCTGGCAGAAGAACGCGAACCTGATCCTGCAGACGATCGCGTTTCCGTCGTCGCTCGGCAGGCCGCCCGAGGAGTGCATCTACCTTTCCGGCATCTACGGCCCGCCCGATCCGCCGATGGCGCAGGCATACGGCCAATGGCGCGCGCGAAAGCTGTACTCGTTCTGCTTTTGGGCGTTCGATCAGTTCTGCCTGAATTCACGGCCCGTTCCGCCAAGACCGCGAGCCAGTTCACGGGATGCCAGCGCGGATGTTTCGGCACCACGGCGGCGAGCCACCAGAACGGAGCGACGGTCCGGGCCAACATGGTCTCGGGTTTTCTCACGGCGCTTCAGTCCGCGGTCCTGGCGATCGAAAATGAGTTGGGCACTGTCGCCGCGCGTAACTATGTCCGCGCAAACGGCGATCAAACTGTTACCGGCCTCAAGACGTTTCAGGATGGCGCTTCGTTCGGCTCCGGAAACAGAGCAGGAACCGGCCTCGTTCGTCTGCCCAACACGGGCGCGATCAAGTGGCGGAAGGCCGACAACTCGGGCGACATCGGCCTCGCGCTCAACGCTTCGGACCACATCGCCTTCGATGCGATCATCGACTGGGCTCCCGGCCAGACGTTTGGATCGCTCACCTATCCCGATGCGACCACCTCCAGCAAGGGCGTCGTGCAGATCGACGCCGTTGGCGGGCTCGCGGTCAGCGCGGGAGTCCTGTCGCTGGCGAACAGTCCGGTCACGCCTGGCGCTTATGCAAAGGTGACCGTCGACGCGAAAGGCCGCGTCACCGCAGGCGCGGCTCTTGCTTCGTCCGACTTGCCGGCGCATTCCCACGTCGCTGGCGATATCGCGAGCGGCGCGTTCGGTGTGCCGCGCGGAGGCACCGGGCTGACCACCATCGTCGCGAACAAGCTGCTGTACTCGCCGTCGCCGGACACGCTCGCGGAGTTGAGCGTCGGCACTGGCCTTTCTCTAGCGGCGGGCGTGTTGTCGCTCGCAAGCCACGCCCATGCGGAATCCGACGTAACCGGACTGGTCACCGACCTGGCCGCGCGGCCGACGGGCGCGGTGAACCTCACGACTGTCGGCGCGATTCCCTACGTCAACTCCGCTGGATCGCTCTCGCAGGATCAAACCAGCGAGAACCAGTTGTTTTGGGACAGCGCGAACCACCGGCTCGGAATCGGTACCGCTTCGCCCGCGAGCAAAGTCCACATCAAGGGCACATCCGGGCAGACCAAGCTACTCTACGTCACCTCCGACTACACGAATCCGCAGTTCATCTTTCAGAACGACCGCAGTACGGCTTTCGGCGGCGGATCGATTGAGTTCTGGACCAGCCAGGGAACCTACGCGAGCCCCGCGACGATGGCGTCGGGCGAGCTGGTGGGCCAGTTCCTCTGGCGCGGCCACGACGGCACCGACTACAACACGATCGCCGGGATGATTCGCTGTACGGTCGAGAGTTCGGTCTCGGCCAACGTGATGCCGGGCTACATCTCGATCTGGACGGCTCCGTCGTCTGGCGCGGACGGCATCCGCGAAGTTGCGCGCTTCAACGCTGCCGGGCGATTCCTGCTCGGCACGACTTCCGACGATGGCGCGTCGATCGCACAGTTGAATGGGGCGGTGTCGGCGGCTGCCGGGAGCGCGAGTGCGCCGTCATTCACATTCGCCGCTGACCTGAACACCGGCATCTACCGGGCGGGCGCGGATAATCTCGGCGTTTCCGCGGGCGGCGCTCTCGCCTTCGATTTCCAGGCGTCGCAAGCCGTGAGCCACGTCACGCTACGCGTGTCCGCTCCTTCGGCGTATTTCGAGTGCGGCCCGTACCAGATCGTTGGCGGCGCGTTCGAGAACATGGCGAAGTTCTCCGAAGACTTTTCGGCCACGGCGTGGGACAAGAACGGCGGAAGCTGCTCCGTGTCCGCGAACGGTGTCACTGCTCCCGACGGCAACACCACCGCTGATGCCGTCACCGCGAGCACCTCCACGCCGGTCATCCAACAACAGATTGGCGGGTTGACCGATGGCGGGACCTACACGTTCTACATCTGGGCGAAGGCGGCTTCGGGAACGCGCAAGGTGTCGCTTGCCATCGTCAACAACGCTTACGCAGAGTATCTTGCAGGCCCGGCGCAGGTTACGCTCACCACGTCGTGGCAGCGCTTCAACATCACGGGTACGCTGGCCAGTGGGCAGACGGGCTTGTGGATCGTGGTCCGTCAATACGCGGCGAACGGAGACGATTGGACCACCGGCGACATCCATCTGTGGGGCGCCTGTCTCCAGCAGGGCAGTGATCCGAAGAAAGGTTACGCGCGCACGTGGGCATCGCAGGCCGCGAGCGTCAACGCCGGCGTCGCATGTGGCTCGGTAGTGATCTCGCCAAAGGATGCTTCGGAATCGCCGCTGCGAGTCGTGGGCCCAGGATCGAATCTCGCCGATAGCACGCTGCTCGAGCTGACTGCGGGCGGCGAACTGATCCTGGCGGGCGGCAGCGGCAACGGATATCGCCTGGCCGAGATCATGGGTGCGACCAACCCGAGCGGATGGTCCGGCGTGATCAAAGTCAAGACTCCCTCCGGTTCCACAGCCGGATACCTTCTGTTGTACTCCAATTCATAAATCGCGAAAGGACAAACTATGAAACTCACGTTGGACCACATCCAGCGCCTGAACCTCCACGCCCTTCTGGGCGCGCAGCGCGGCGATGTCTCGGCGATCCGCGCGCTGTGGGCGCTCCAGGACAAGATCGCGCTCGATCCCGATGAGGAAGCCGCCATAGGACTCAAGCGGGAGATCGTGGCCGGCCAGGAGCGAGTCGTCTGGAATCCCGCGGCCTCCATCGCGGCCAGGGAGTTCGATTTCGAAGACGCCGAAGCCGCCCGCGTTCGCGCCGCGTTGGAAGCGTGGACCGCCTTCAGCGCAACGCCCGATCGCAAGTGGCTGGAACCGCTGCTCCAGTCGTTCTGCAATCAGTAGCCGACCGGATTTAGCCAGCGAGAGAATTCTGAAACATTTTAGGGCAGATTTGTTATGATTTACGAAGCTCAAAAAAGTGGCATAGAAGCTCTGGACTTTCGCCTTATGTTCGCCTATGATGATTGGTGGAGAGTTTCTTACAAGCAACGACAAGCCGACGCAGCGGGTGAGGTGTCCTGTGCACGGCTTCATTCGCTACTCGGCCAACGAGCGCAAGATCATTGATCATCCGGCTTTTCAGCGGCTGCGCCACATCCGGCAGTTGGCAATGACGTATTTGGTTTACCCAGGTGCCATGCACTCGCGGTTTGAGCATTCTCTGGGCGTGATGGAACTGGCAACACAGGCTTTCGATTTATTAGCTCTGCGGTATCCAGAGCGGCTGGAAGAGGAACTTAAGCAAGTCCCAGAACTGGGTGACAAGACGATGGCTAAGGCTCGTCAGACTGTTCGCCTCATGGCGCTTCTCCACGACGTGGGTCACCCAGCGTTCTCCCACGCAGCCGAGGCGACGATTCCGGGTGGCGATCACGAGAAGCTTTCCATCCACATCATTGCCAATATTCTCGGCCCCGAAATCGACAAGACGTTTTTCGAAGGCGCAGCAGGCGTGCTCGTGCGACTGATGGAAAAATCGCCTGAACTCACTTTCCTTCGTGAGTTCGTCGCCAGCCAGATGGACATGGACCGCACTGATTACCTTCGTCGTGATTCCCTTCATTGCGGAGTAGACTACGGGGTCTTCGATTCGCGGCGCCTCATCGACTCGCTCACCGTCATTGAAAATCCAGATTCCGGCCGGCTACAGCTTGCGATTCATCGCGGAGGTGAGCATACCTTCGAAGCGCTAATCCTCGCAAGATACCAGATGAACACGCAGGTTTACTTACACCGAATTAGGAGAATTTACGATTACTACCTGACGGAGTACATGAAGCTTTGGGGTGCCGAGAATCATCGTACGTTTGACGATGTCTTAAGGCACGATGACAGCAGCGTACTTATGGAGATTCGAAGGGACGCGGCGGCCGACAATGAACGTTCAAAATGGGCTCGGCGAATCGTTTACCGAGATCACCACCGGCGCGTTCTGGAGACAGGGGACTACGCCGATGAACAGCGCCTGCGACGAATGAGCCGGGTGCATCGCAGGCTGAAGGAGGAGTTCCCGAATGTGGACTTCTACTTGGACGATGCGGCCCATGACATTCACAAGCTGACGATCCCAGGCGAGCAAGATCCACAGAAGGTGGAGGATCTCTACATCGTTGAGAAGGACGGTAAACTGAAGCTTTTGAGCGAAGACAGTGCGATCATTGGGAAGATCCCCAAGCGTGTTCGAACCGTGAGGATCTTCGCTGACGCAAAGGGAGAAGCATTGGAAGCAATACGAACCACAGCAAAGGCGTTGGAGGCCCAGGCAGCATGAACCGATCCAGTAATTTGGCTTACTCGGATGATCCATGCTCTGCGTTCATGGCAGCGATCGTCCGATCGTATGAACAGCACGTAGGCGGACGCCACTACCTCGGAAGGACAGCCATGCAAAAGCTCGTCTATTTCGCGAAGGCGCTGGGCGTGCCTATTCCCTGCTCGTTCGAGATTTACACATATGGCCCGTACTCGGACACCGTTACGTTCACCGTGGATTCACTGTTGGCCGATGATGTACTCAAGGAAACGAGCAAGGACCCACAAACGTACTCGAACTACCGACTCGGCGAAAACGCCGACGAGATCTTGAATGCCTATAAGCCGCTGATCGACCCTTACCTCGGAAAGATCGACGCGGTCGTTGAAAGCCTGGGCAGTTTCAAACCCCAGGAACTCGAGCTGATTGCGACGCTGCATTTCATTCACCACCGTTTGAAGCAGATTTGGCGCAAGGAGCCCCCAAGGGATCATGTCTTGGCTGAATTCCACCGGGTGAAGAAGGACAAGTTCACTGAGAAGGAGATCGACTCTTGGTACGACGCCTTGAAAAGCGCGAAGCTTATCTGAGGCGGCGTCTTCCACCAACGGGACGCGGTGATGGACAGCAGATTTGAGTCAGTAGGTCCAGCGTGGCACAGCTTTCCACATCTCGCGAAGCCGACTGTCGAGATGGCGGTAGTCCGGGCAGTGCCTCGCGACGAGATCCCAGAAGCCCTTCGAGTGATTCATCTCAACGACGTGACAGAGTTCGTGGATAATGACGTAGTCCACCTCCTCCGGCGGCAAAAAGAGCAACTTTGCGTTCAATGAGACCGACCGGTGCCGGGAGCAGCTGGCCCACCGGGTCCTGGGCCGCTTAACGAACGCTCGATGGTATTTGAGACCGGTTTTGAGGCTCAGGCTCTGGAGCCTCGGCACCAGGTACTTGCGGGTTTGGCGCATCAGCCACCGCGACAGCGCCGCCCTGCATGCGGCGGGATCGTCCGTCGCCCCGAACACCAGCAACTGCCCTTCGCTCAGTTCCCGGACGGCAACCCATGGGGCGTCGGTTTCCTTGGCGGTAACGTGCCACACCATACTGATCGCCGGAAGTTTGATCTGGAGCGGGAGTCGCCAAGATGGCTCGGGCTCGAAGAACTTGCGCTGAGCTTCGGCACGTTCGAGGGCGGCGCGCACCCAAGTCTTCTTCCGCTCGAGGAGGCCGGGGACTTTTTCAACGTCGTATCCTTTCGGTACAACGACTTCGAGCCCCCGCTGAAACGTGACGCGCAGACGCACATTCCGCCCTTTCGGGCTCACTCGCACGCTGTAGCTAAACAGTGCCTCACTCATCGCTCTTTGCCCGATAGTTGGCCTTCCGCAGCAGCTTAATGCAACGGGCGACAAAGTCCTTGTCCCGCCCGTGCAGCCCCGCAGCCGGGAACTCCTTCGCCAGGATCTTCGTGAACTCGCGGAACAGCTCGATGTCCACGTGCTCCTGCTCAGGCCAACCGGGGAACAATATTTCATCCGCCTTTTTCACGAAAGCCACGGCTATCTTCGCAGCTTCCCCTGCGGAGAGCCCGGTGGAGCGTTCCTGTGCAGCCTTAGCGATGCTCTCGGCGAGCGGCCGCTTCGACTCCTGAATCAGAGCCACGGTCTCCTTGGCGAGTTCTTCCAGCTCTTTCAATAGCGCCAACCCGGCAAGAGTCCCGTTTCGCTTGCGCTGAACGATCCGCTTCAGCCTTTCGCTCAGGGGCTGGAACTCTTCGTCCTCGCCCATGCGGATCTCCAACTCGGAGGCGAGCATCGCCTCAATGTTCAGGGCCTTCGAGTCTGGCGGCCGTTCCTTGATCTTTGTCAAGTACTCCTCGTCGAGGACGTAAGTCGGCAGATTGCGCTTGATATCCTCCACATCCACGTGCTGCCGGATTAGATCTCGGGTCTTGGCCCCGTCGCTTGGATCGGTTTCGTATTTCTGCACCGCCGGGTAGAACTCTTTGATGTAGTACATCCAGACGCGGCTGAGCCAAAGGTAGGCCGGCTCATGATCAACTAGGAACTTGTCGGGGTGCAACGTCTCCCACAAGAGACTGAGGTTTCGGTACCCGAGTTCGAACTTTTCCCGTTTCGGCTCGTTGACATTCAGCCACGCGAGAATGGCCATGATGTTGTCCCGGTCGCCAGTTCTCGGGAAATCGGCGAACAGTTCCATCTGCCATTGCATCTCCAATCGAAACTGCTCACGCAGCCGCGTGAATGGAAACGCGACCTCCCCCAGCTCGTTCTTGTCGAAGTTGAGGGCCTGCTCCAGTTTGTCGAATAGGCCGTAGTAGTCCAGAACCACGCCGTATTTCTTCAAGTCCGTGTAGGGCCGGTTGACGCGCGCAATCGCCTGGAGCAAGGTGTGGTCCCGGATTCCCTTGTCCAGGTACATCGTTTCGACGATCGGCGCGTCGAACCCAGTGAGCAGCATGTCGCAGACGATTACGATCTCGACATTCCTCCACCGGTTCTCTGGTTTCGCCCGTTCAGCTTCCTCATCCGGCTTGGCCTTCTTGAAGTCTTCGATCGCTTTCTTGCGCGCTGGGTCGCCTAAGTAGTTGGCCTTCACCAGATCCTTGTCCTTCTCAGGATCCTCGGAAAAAATGCACAGCGATACCTCAGGTCCGAGCAGTTCGTCGAGGGCGTTCTTGTACAGTGCGCAAGTCTCTTTGTCGTAGCAGACCAGCATCGCTTTGAAGTGATTCGGCCGCACGCGCTCGATGAAATCCTTGGCGAGGTCCTCGGCGATCATCTGGATGCGCTTCGGGAGCTTGAGAATTACCTCGAGCTGCGCGTTTTCTCTCTTCAGCGCTTCGCGCTCGCCTTCAGGGAGATGGGCGAACTCGCGGTTGAAAACCTCATCCAGCTTCTCCCCCCATACAGCCCAATCGCTGATTCGCGGCTCGAAGTGGACCGGGATCGTCGCCCCATCGCGGATGGCGTCGGCAATAGAGTACCGGCCGCCCGGTTGCATATAGCGTTCGACACGTTCCTGCCCGCTTTCGTCTTTGCCCAGAATGCGGCCAAACGCCATTGGCGTATTGTGGTCGTCATTCTCGATAGGCGTACCGGTGAATCCGAACAGGGAGGCCGCCGGCAGCGTTGCCCGCATCCACTTCCCGAAGTCGCCTTCCTGAGAGCGATGAGCTTCATCAATCAACGCGATGACGTTCGGGCGAGGCACCGCAAACTTCTCATGTCCGCTGAACTTGTGCATGATGGTGACGATGATCCCCCGGTAGCCATCGCCGTCACTCAGAAGGCTGATCAGTTCCGCCTTGCTTTCAGCAACGCGGCACGCCTCCGTATTCGTGCGGATGAACTGCCCGATCATTTGATCCTGCAACTGATCGCGGTCGATGACGATGAGAATGGTCGGCTGTTGCAGCTTCGGATGGTGCCACAGTTTCTTCGCCGCGAACAGGATCGTCAGGCTTTTTCCGCTGCCTTGCGTATGCCAAACCAATCCGCGCCGCCATTCCTGCTCCCGATCGAGATCCAAAGATCTGCGGACGATTTCGTTGGCTGCCGCGAACTGCTGATAGCGCGCAACCTTCTTCACTGGCCTGCCTTCCTCGACCTCAAAGACGATGAAGTTCCGTAGCAAGTCGAGGAGATTGCCGCGATCGAGCAGTCCGTAAACTGACCGCTTCATGCGGTCCTGTTCCGGTATGTGCGTATGCGGCGTGGGATCGCGCCACTCGTGCCATGTGTGGAACTTCGTGGCGGGAACACCATAGCGGAAGACCAACTCGTTGACCGCGCCACAGAATGCGTTGGAATAATAAAGCTGCGGCGCCTCGCGGCTGTAGCGGGCGCATTGCTTCGCTCCCTCGGTCCAGTCCACATGCCAGTCGCGGCCCGTCGTCTTGGCCTCGATATTCACGATGGGAATGCCATTGACGAATAGAAGGATGTCCGTCCGGATGTTGTCCTTCGGACCTTCCACCCGGAACTGGTTCGTAGCCAGGTAATCGTTTCCATCGTCGTCACGGCCCGCGCTGTCGTAGTCGATGAGGCGGATGTTCTGCTCAGGCTCATCCACAGCGAACTTCATTGTCTTCTCATTACGGAGCCAGCGAAGCCATTCCTGGTTGTCCCGCTCCGCGCGCAGCCGGGAGATAACGCGTTCGGCTCGTTCATCATCCGTGATGACACCGGGGTTCAAGGCGATGAGACGCTCTTTGAGAATTGGCAGGAGCAGTACCTCACGCTCGTCCACAGTGCCGTCCGCCCGCCGTGCGCGGTATTCCTTCGCGACCGCCCTCGCGTCCTCATATCGCCAGCCAAGTTCAGGCGACTGAAGCCAATCGAGCAGGGGCGTCTCGACGGTGCGACCCTCGTTAGGCAGTTCGACTGATGGCGTGATTCCCATTGACATTTTGAGAAACCTTCACTCTGACTCGGCCGGTGAGCAGATTCTGGAGCAGTGACGATTTCACCCTGCGAAGCGCGGTCAACTCGCCTTCGCCTGCAGCAATCGTTGAAACCGCGGAGTCAACAAGCGTAACGATTTCTCGTTGCTCGTCTCTTGAGGGACAGGCAAACAGCTCACGGCATATATCGCGTTTACCCATCATCCAGAGTCCGCTTCCACACTCCGCTTTTGATTGGAGGCGGTACAGGAAGGAGCGACTTTGCCAAAGGTATGGGACAAAGCGCTCCACCACTTTGTCGGGGCGGAAACGAAGTCGAATGAGTTTATCCGAGAATATCGTATGTACGGCCGGCTCATCGGCCAACAATCCGCCCGTTGCTACATAGTTGCGGTTCCCATTCCCTCGGACGACATAAAAGTCGCCTCTCCGCGCCCGACATTCTTCCTTTGTTTGCTCATCGACATCCACGTATGTGGCGTACACGGTTGTGCACATTCCGTCTTCGATGCACTGAACATTCAGGATTGGAGTGCCAGGTGGATCTGGACGCGATTGGGGCGAAACACCATTAAAAGGAGGACCATCGAGAACGCTACGAATGGGGCACACGTCCCACTCATCCGGAATCTCGCCAATCTTGGTCTGCTTGAACCGCTTGTGCCGCCCGGGTATACCGCGTGTGAAGAGTTGCTGCATGAGTGCAGCCTTAAGCCGCCGCGCAGCCGTCAGCTTTGCTTCAGCACCCTCTATGAGTTGGTCAGTAGCCACCAAAATCTCAGCTATCGCAATCTGCTCAGGGCACTTTGGAAGAGCGAATCGAATGTCTCTGATGTCGCGGCGAGTTACCGAGGTGAAGGTCGTTCCGGCACCGAACCGTTCCAAGATGGGTCGGATATAGCAGAGCAAATAGTACAGGTAGTCACTATTCACCCCTTCCTTTGGCACCAGCGCCTCACAACTCTGATTGCATGTGAGCGGCACGCCCGCGATGGCTACGTTGCCGATCGTCCCACGCGTGGAGATGACCAGTGAGCCCGGTTCCAGTAGCCGGCAATTGGAGGACTCTATGGCAAGTGGAGTTATTCTTCGTTCGCTGGTCGTGGCAACACGCCTCTTGAGATTGGTCATTTCCGTGGGCGTGAGCCACGGGATCTCCCCATTCCAAAAGCGCGGCTCCGAACTATCCGGTGTGCCACCACCGACAATGTCAGCAGCATCACGCAGACGGAACTCGGCCCAACCAGGCGGGATGCCATACCGCTCAATGAAAGTGTGATGGGCGCTACGCCGGCTGGACATACTTTTGAAGCAATGATTCGACGGTCTTCTTTTGGTCCTCAAAGGCTTCGGTTGCCTTCGCGAGCTCACCCAGGGCGCTCTCAATGGATATCGTTTCCTCCGGTTCAAATGTGTCGACGTACCGAGGGAGGTTCAGATTGAATTCGTTCTCCTCGATCTCTTCCGGCTCTGCAACGACGAAGTAGCGCCGTGCCTCGACCGGATTTGCGCAAATCCGGCACAGGTCGGATGCAGCTTCGCGTGCCAGTGCAATTTCACGGTCCGCGTGCTGCCGGGCCGCTGCCCGCTTCTCCTCGGCTTCTAACTCGAGCTTCTCGAGGGCCTTCAATTCACGCTTGAGGTCCTTCAGCCGTTCGGCATTCGCTTTCTTTTCCTCGCGGAACTTCTTGCGCTCCTCCTTCCCCTCCGGTACCTCCTTTTTCGCGAACGCATCGCGCTCTTCCCACTCTTTTCTCAGGGCGGGAAGCGGAGCCAGAAATGGCTGGTACGCAGCATCGATCTCACCAAGAGCCGCATCGCGCTCGCGCTCGATGTCTGCGATCAGCTCGGCCTCATGCTTGGGAATGAGATTCCGGCACTTTTCCAAGTCGCCAAACGCTCGCCAGGGAACAAGCACTCGCATACAATCCGCCCGGCGCAGAAGGTTTTGAGGGTTGTTCGCCTGATAGTGGCGCGACGCCCAGATGAGAAGGATCTTGCCTTTGCGCTCGGACGCCTTGCGCTTGTTCAATACCACCAGGCAACCCGGAACGTTGTTTCCATAAAACAGCTTCGAGGGCAGGACAATCACGCATTCAATATGATCTGCCTTGATGAAGCCCTCGCGGATCGTGTATTCGGAGTCCGCCTTTTGATTGCGCCCGTCTTCTTCCTCGGTCTGCTCTGGCTGGCCGCGGAAAAGAATGCCCTGCGACATGACGATGATGGCGCGCCCAGTGGGCTTGAGCGACTTCACAACCTGCAGCAACCACGCGTAGTCGCCGTTGTCGCGCGGTGGGAGAACGGAGCCAAACCGGTCATACGGATCGCCGCCCACGAAGTCGTCATAGCCCCACGATTCAAGGGAGAACGGCGGATTCATGACGACCCGGTCAAACTGGCGCAGGCGGCGAGTGTGGCCTTCACGGAAATAGGGTGCTCGGATACTGTCGCTGGGCGGGGCCTGCTGGAAGCTGCGGACTCCGTGGAGATACATGTTGATGCGTGCGATGTTGGCCGTCGAAGGGTTGCTCTCCTGCATGTAGAAAAACAGCCGCTCGGCCTCCTTCTTTCCGAAGTGGCGCTCGACATAGTTGCGACATTGGAGGAGCAAGCCGCCGGAGCCGGCGGCCCAGTCGCAAACATGGTGCCCTGGTTCGGATTCGACGATCTCCGACATCAGAAAGGCGACTTCCTTCGGCGTGTAGAATTCGCCGCTGGATTTGCCGGCCTTCGACGCGAAATTGCGGATCAGGTATTCGTAGGCGTTGCCAAACAGGTCATCGGCGACGCTAGCGTGGTCCAGAGGAAGGCTGCCGAAGTGGTTGATGATCTGGACCAGCTTGCTGCGCGGCAAACGGTCCTGGGCATTGAAGTCCACCGTGCTGTTCGCGAGGATTCCGTCAAACTTCGGCTCATTGGCCCGCTCGATGGCGCGCATGGCGTCGTTCAGCGCCTTGCCGAGCTCGCGCTCAGTGGTACGGGCTACTTTCTCCCAGATGCAGTCTTCGGGAACGACGAAGTCATGCATGCGCGGGTCACGAGCCAGGTCGGCGTCTCCGAGTTCCTTCTCGAGCGCCGCGACGTTTTCGAGGTAGACGTCGTTGATGCGCTTGTAGAAGAGGAGCGCGAAGACGTAGCCGCGGAACTCAGAGTGGTCAACGCCACCCCGTAGCATGTCCGCCGCCTTTTCCAGGAAGGCGTCCAGTTCCGCTTGGGTGAGCCGCCGCTGTGGGCGCGTCTTTACAGAATTCGCCATCTACACTTCATCCAGATCGATCGGTCGCTTGGCCGGATACGGTCAGTGTCCCACAAGAACGCCTTGCAGCAAAAGACTTTACGGGATGCCGGCACCCTACGGGCATGCGCGTCTCGGGGCCCCTTAGCCGCCGCGACGCGACGAAGCTCGGGACGCCTGAGATGGTAGAGCTGTGGTGGAAGGAGGCTTCCGCTCACCAACACGAATGTCTTGCTTCATCTCATTCACGGTTCGCGCGAGGTCAAATACGAAGGCGAAGGAAGTTTGACCGGGCCTTCGCAGCGCACTCACGATCTTCTCGGGGCTGGTCGCCACCTGGACATCCGAGCCGGTGACGATCAGGTGGCAGTCTGAAAGTGGGTTTGGCAGGTTCTTTCGCGCGCGCAGGAAATCCACAACTCGACGGAGAGACTGGGTTGAAACTCCCGCCTCTCGGAGCTCACGCGCTACGCGCAACGCGAGCAAGTCCGAGAACGAGTATCTACGTTCTGTACCGGTACCCCTCGCTTCCGCAATGCTGGGGACGATGAACTTCGTCCGCGCCCAATAGTCAATGTTGCGGAAGGATACTCCCGTGATGCGGACTGCCTCGCCTGTGGAAAAGCTGTCCTTGATCTGAGCCACAGTCTATATGTAGCACAGTTCAGTGAGCTGTGGTTTTTTCGATAGCACAGTTCACTGAACTCGATTATACTATAAGCTGCAGTTTTCTCCGGATCGTCCAGAGGACAATCCGGATCAAAAATCAATTGAAAGGGGTAAAAGTAGCGACTACCGCCAGGGGCCGCCGTTGAGCGGCCCAACACATCAGCGCGCGTTTCGTGAAGCCACGGTTTGCGAGGCCAGGGGCTGCACGGAGCAAAGGATCACGGCGTGATCAACGCTCTTAGTGTTTATAGCATGGCGCGCCGCCACTAGTCAAACAAAATGTTGAAGAACTGTTTTGAAACAGAGGAGATGCTGGCGACACGGGCGCCGTCCGCGAACCTGGTTTTGAACTTCTCGACAGTCCAGTTCGCTGATATCGAGATCACCGTTGGAGAGCTGCCTTACGGCGCTGACGGTGAGCAGGTGCTCGAGCAGCTTCGGCGAGACCACAACGGGACGCATGTCTTCCGCCGGGAAGGTGCAGACCGCATCGTGGCCGTTTCTGTGGCCGCAAATGCGCCGCTCATTGGAGAACCGAGGACAATCCGTCCAAGGGAACACCTGGGGCTGACCGCAGCGCTGATCCGGAATGCGCTCCTAACTTACGTTTCGGGAATGGGGCGGACCGTTTTGAGCTATGAGCCAATGCGGTTTATCGCCCGTGACGATGTTCTTCACGAGTTGCAGGGGATTTCGCCTCCAGAATGGCTCTCTCTTCGGCTCCTGTACGAAGTCTCCATTCGGCCGCTCTACTTTCTGAAGAAGGAGCCGCTTGTTGCCGCCGTCGTGGATGTGCGAACCACACGCCTCATCGAGCGGACGGCGTGGGAACTTATCGAGGACGGTTTTTCCATCGAGGGTTTCTACGTGGGCAGGCGCCTCCAGAGCGACGATGCGCGAATAGCGCCACAGTTCGAGCTACTTGGGCGCGTTACGGCGAGAGACGGCTCTCGGCTTTCCCTGGCCGATTCGCGAGATGGAATCGCGTTTGTTGAAGCTCATGAAGTATGGCCTGAAAAGCGGGCCTTCGCCGACTGCCTAGCGCACGTGTTCAAGGATCGCGCGCCCCAGGTCGCTGACCTCCTCGATCGCAAGCGGGCTGGCTTGAGGCACGGTCCTACCCGCGTCGAACGGATCAAGAGAACCATCGGTTTTCTCGGGAAACAGCAGCACGAGATGGTTCCGGGCGTGCCCTTTACGTTCGGGCCGCTTCTTGACAGCGGGGACGCTTTGTTCCCGCCGCTTGAGCGGGCGCCGAAGCCCGTCTTTGTGTTCGATCAGACTGGTTCCAAGACAGACCTGTGGAATGACAGGGGCTTGAGCGAACACGGCCCGTACACGGCTCAGGTTTTCACGCCCAACCAACCCCGAATCGCAGTTATATGTCAGCAGTCGATGAAGGGGCAGGTGGAACAGTTCCTGCACAAGTTTGAGCAAGGCATCCTTCTGCCGCCACCGCCGGGAGACCGAGGCCGTCCAAGTAGGCGTCAAACGAACTACTTCGAAAAAGGCTTTCGACGGAAATACGCGCTACAGGGCCTCCAGTTCGAGTTCTTCCCCACAGACGGCAATTCGGTGGAAGCGTACAGGAAAGCCTGCCAGCGGGCGCTGGAGAAGCACGGCAGCGGACACAAGTGGGATCTCGCCTTCGTTCAAATCGAAGAGTGCTTCCATGGCTTGCCTCCAAGATCCAATCCTTATTTCGCTAGCAAGGCCAGTTTCCTCACGCATCAGATTCCGGTGCAGGAATTCCAGATCGAAAAGACGAGGAAACCCGACCGGGACCTGATCTACGTACTCAACACGATGGGCCTCGCGACATACGCGAAGCTCAACGGAATCCCGTGGCTGCTGAAGGCGAATCCGACTATCGCGCACGAATTGGTGATAGGGCTCGGATGCGCCAACGTTGGCGAGGGCCGCTTAGGAGAGCATGAGCGTTTCGTAGGCATCACGAGCGTCTTTAGCGGTGACGGCAATTACCACCTATCGAACCTCTCGAAGGCGGTATCCACGGACGAGTACCAGACAGCGCTGCTCGAAACCTTGCGAGCCGCCATTTTGAAGGTTCGGCAGGATTTAAACTGGCAACCCAAGGACCAAGTTCGCCTGGTGTTCCACGCCACGTTCAAGCGATTCAGTGCGGAAGAAGTGAAATCGATCAAGGCGGTTCTCTGCGAGCTGGGGGACTACGACGTCGAATATGCGTTCCTCCAACTGAGCGAGCAACATCCCTTCATCCTCTTTGACAAGAATCAAGGCGGCACCTACGATCCCGAAGCTAGGGGGCATAAAGGAGCCTACGCGCCGGAGCGGGGCCGATACATTGAGCTCGGCAAGAGGGAGGTGTTGCTGTCCCTAACCGGGCCGCGGGAGGTCAAGCGTCCAGAGGACGGTACGCCGCGTCCGCTGCTGGTGAGCCTGCATCGCGATTCCACCTTTACGGACATGACCTACCTGACCAGGCAGGTGTTCGCATTTTCGTGTCACTCCTGGCGCACGTTCCTCCCGTCGTCGGTGCCGGTGACGATCCAATACTCGAATCTCATTGCGAGCGCACTCGGTCACCTCTCACTGCTGGATCGATGGGACCCCGACGTGATGCTGGGACGCATCGGAAAGACTCGATGGATGCTGTGATCTCGACGACTTCGGAATTCCTGCTGTCGGACGCCCGCGCCGCGCTTCAAAGGCGCGTGACGGAACCCGAACGCCCGGAGCTGAGCAAAGCCTTTGGGGCTTGGTTGCTGGGCAGAACGGAAGCCTGTGCCGATTTCGTCTCTTTGATCAAGGCAGCCGCCGAGAGAGAGGGAGCACTTCAGGATTTTCAGACAGTTGCCATCTTGGGATTCGGAGCCGCTGCGGGAATTCTCGGTCCTGAGCAGATGGCGGTCCTTAAGAAAGGGTTGCGTAGACAGGTCGGCCGCGAGGTCGTAATTGATGAGGTGCCGGCGGCGTTCTGTTCGGACGCCGTCGGCATTCTCGGCATCGTCCTCGGAACGAAGGCTATCGCCGACCCGGAAGTCACAAACGAGGTTGCGAAGTGGCTTTCGAAGTTCCTGAAGAACAGTTACGAAGGAAGGTGCACGGAAGAATGGCAGCGTTGTCTCTATGCTGTGGCAGACCGCCAGATGGGAGGCTCACTCAACCTCGCTATACCCCGGTCCCCGGCTGCGTCCGACGTGCGTCTGGCGCTTGCCGCAAAGAATGTACTTGAAGCTGGCACCGACGGACTGAGTGATCAGGATGGCGAGCGGGTAATAGCGTTGGCGCTACGTGAGCTGCCGCATGAACTGTCCTGCGACCAGGCTGCCTTGCGTCTTGCCGCTGTTGAAGCGGTCGTCGAGACAGCTGTACCAATGATCAGCGGCCAAACCACAGCGCGCCAGCCCAAGCCCGACCGTTCACTTTCTGATCGAGATACTCGCCTGCATGATGCGATTGGTAGCCAACGTTTCTCCACCATGACGAATGCCGAGATCATGAAAGACTCCAAGGTGAAGAAACTTCTGCACTCTGAAAAACTGGAACCCGGCGGTGATGCTGCCAAACGGTGTCTGGATCGAATTAGGCACGCAAAGGGATACCTGTTGTCCCGCCAGATCGCCGAAAAACGGTCCAGCGTGAATTAAGCAACGGACAAAAACGGTCCACACTACTCTCCGATCCTTCGGTTTTTCAACCAGTTACCGTCCTTCGAACGGTCAATCTGGCCTTGCCCGTTCTGCCCTGTCAAGGGCGTATTGAAGCGCGAAATCGCTGAGGGGCAACCCTCTGACCGTCACCCGCGCCCTGAAAATCGAACCGAGCACAGAATATGCCGGTTCCACGACTCCTCTCCGTTGCGCAGGTGAGCGCGAAACTTCAGTGCGCTCGTTCCACCGTTCGCAAACTCATCGCCGATGGCGAGCTCCGGGCTTCCCGTATTGGCATCAGAACGATCAGGGTTTCTGAAGCCGATCTACAGGCCTACTTGGACTTCCGGGCCAACGTAGCGCCATCAAACTGCAGCGCGGCGAAGGCGAAGGAGGCCGTGCTGTGACCAACGAACAACTCACAGCGTTTTTGGCTGAGCGTGTGATGGGCTGGACCGTTGGCCCGGACCGCTTTCTGACGAACGGTCGGCGGTGGATACCGCGTTGGAGGTTTCAGCCGGCGAGGTCGCTGGAGGATGCCTTCCGTCTGCTAGACGCAGTGCAGGCAGACGAGTACACGATGGGCTCCGGACAAGGCGGGCGTTTCCTGGTGAACGTCACCATCGCGGGCCGTCTCGGCCACGCTCTTGATGAATCCAAGCCGCGCGCGATTACTCTCGCGATCGCTCGTGCGCTGGGTGTGGAGGTCGACTCGCTGCAATGAACGCCGCATGCGAGAGTCCGATGCCGGGAACGCTGGCCTCCGCACCAAGAGAGTTGTTGGAGTGCAAGCAATGGCTGGCGTGGTGGAGCGTTCACGGGGAGGGGCGTTCCGTGACACTTCCGAACGGCGGCTCCACCGGCGTGCTTAAGGCTCAACCCAAGCCGCACAAACTACCAATCGATCCACGCACCGGCGGCCTGGCAGCCAGTACACGGTCAGCGACATGGTCAACCGCAAATGACGCGTTAGCCGCCGTCGGGAGGTGGAATCTCAGTGGCGTCGGGTTTGTCTTTACTGATTCCGATCCCTACAGCGGCGTGGATATCGACAATTGCCGCGATCCGAGATCCGGCCAGATCGCGGAGTGGGCCTGGGACGTCATTCGCGCACTCCAGTCGTACACCGAGGTTTCCCCGTCAGGCACTGGTGTTCACGTCATTGTTCGAGGCAAGTTGCCCGCAGGCCAGGGTAACCAGATCGCTATCCACGGCGGGAAAGTCGAGATGTTTTCGCGGGCGAGGTACTTCACGTTCACGGGCACGCACGTCACCGGCACATCGACGACTATCAATGATTGTCAAGCCGAGCTTCTGCAACTCCACCAGAAATTCTTTGCGAAGAAGCCAGTAGTCGAACATCGCGTATCTTTGCCGGCGCTGTTTCCAAGCGATGAGGATCTGATCGCAAAGGCCCGCCAGGCTCAAAACGGCTCGAAGTTTGATCGTTTGTGGGCTGGTCATTGGGACGGCGACTACCCATCTCAAAGTGAGGCCGACCTCGCACTCTGCTGCCAGCTTGCGTTCTGGACGCGGAGGGACACTGCCCGGATCGATCGACTCTTCCGGCGATCCGGGCTGATGCGGAAGAAGTGGCTGCGCAAAGACTACCGCGAGGACACCATGGCCAAGGCGATTGAGATCACGAGCGACACCTGGAATCCCGGCCGATCAGCGCAACCGAACCAGAATGGCGCCGATCGCGAGGGCCCAACAACGATCCAGCCCGTGACCGATACGGTTTGGCCGCAGGCATTGCGGCCCGAGGCCTTCCACGGTGTTGCCGGAGAACTCGTCGAGACGGTCAGTCCCCATACGGAGGCAGACCCGGCCGCGCTGCTTGTGCAATTCCTGGTTGCCTTCGGCAACGTCGTTGGCCGGAGGGCGCACTACGTCGCTGGCGCGGACCAGCACTACCCAAACGAGTTTGCCGTCCTGGTCGGCGCCAGCAGCAAAGGCCGAAAAGGATCGAGTTGGAGTGCGATCCAGTTCGTGCTCGGTATGACCGATGCCGATTGGATGAATAGCTGCGTGCAGACGGGACTCTCGAGCGGCGAGGGATTGATTTGGGCAGTTCGTGACGAGATCACAGCACGAGAGCCAATCCGCACCGGCAAGGAACGGCGCGTCACCGGATACCAGGACGTCGTAAAGGATCCCGGGGTCTCGGACAAGCGGCTAATGGTAGTGGAACCTGAGTTCGCGTCCCCACTCCGAGTATCCGAGCGCGATGGCAACACTCTCTCGGCTGTCGTCCGTCAAGCGTGGGACACGGGGCGTCTGCGAGTGCTTTCAAAGAACAGCCCGGCCCGAGCTACGGGAGCGCACATCAGCATCATCGGCCACGTCACCAAAGACGAGCTGCTGAAGTACCTGACGGACACCGAGGCCGGCAACGGATTCGCCAACCGCTTTCTATGGGCCGCAGTGAAGCGGTCAAAACTTCTCCCCGATGGCGGAGACCTTCATAAGGTTGATCTCGGGCCGGTGATTCGGCGGCTGGCCACCGCAATCGAGTTTGCGCGCACCGCTGGCGAGATCAAACGAGACGAGGAGGCGGCCGAGCTGTGGCACGACGTGTACCCACAGCTATCGCGCGATCGCTTCGGCCTGTTTGGCGCAGTCACCTCGAGGGCAGAAGCCCACACGCTGCGCCTCTCCTGTCTCTTCGCATTGCTCGATTGCTCAGGGACCGTGCGCGTGCCGCACCTTGCGGCCGCGTTGGAGGTGTGGCGGTATTGCGAAGATTCGTGCCGGTTCATCTTCGGTGATTCCCTGGGTGACATCACTGCGGATACCATCCGCGCCGCGTTGCGCCGGAACCCTGGCGGCCTGACCCGCACCGAGATCAGCAAGCTCTTCGATCGCCACAAGTCCGCCAACGAAGTAAGTCGGGCGCTGGAACTTCTTCGAAGCCAAGGCATGGCGCGGCCTGTCTCGCGCGCGACCAAAGGTCGACCGGTCGAGTCGTGGATCGCGACGTGATTTTTCGCAGCACGTGCGGGCGTTATCAGCGGCTGCTAAGACGTTTCGTAATGAGCCAGATACGGGGTGACAGGGGCTTAGTTCGCTAATTTCGCAATGCATCGAATCCTCGGCATGAACGACACACCTGGCGCTGCGAACCATGGTAGTGTCGTCACCGGGACATATTTCGGCGGGCCATCCAAAGGAGAAATCGAACGGATGGCTCGCAGAAGATTCCAGGCTCCCAAGCCGAAGCGGCGTGGGAAATGGTGGTGCCTGCTTTACTGGCAGGACGAGTTCAAGAACGGAAGGAGGGTTAGAACACGAAAGCGCGTCAAACTTGCGCCGGCCGATACCCCGGAGCGGGAGGTCAGCAAGATCGCGGCCGAGCACTTGCGGCCCATGAATCAGGGGCTGACGACGGTTGGCTCCGGAACAAACTTCGCTGAGTTCGTGAATACGGTGTACATCCCGGTGTTGCTTCCCAAGTTGGCAAACACTACACAGGGCAGGTACGAGGGGATCATCAACAATTATTTGAAGCCCCAGTTTGAAAAGCTCTGTCTGCGGGACATCACCGTCCTTACGATCGACCGCTATCTCGCGGGCTTGGCGAAATCCGACTTGTCGCTGGAGTCAATCGACAAGATTCGGGACGTCCTGTCGGGCATCCTCGCCGCAGCGGTTCGCTATGAATTGTTGGTCCGGAACCCGGCCGAGGGACTCAAGTTGCCAAGGGCGAGAAAGGGAAAACGGTCAAAACCGTTCATTACCCCGGCGCAGTTCGCGGCCTTGGTCGAGTTGATCGCGGAGCCGTACGCGACGATGGTTTACGTTGCAGTTTACACTGGCCTGCGCGTCAGCGAACTTATCGGTCTTCGGTGGCGTAATGTCGGAACGGACTCGATCACGGTGGATGAGCGATACTGCCGTGGCGATTGGGGCCCGCCGAAGAGCGAAGCCAGCAACGCAACGATTCCGGTCAACTCCGCTGTGATTGATCGGATTCACCGGTTGAAATCGGTGCAAGTGGAGGTAAAGGCCGGCCGCGCCGTGCGGCGGTACCCGGCGGTCAAGAGCAGCAACCCTGATGATTTGGTCTTCCAATCCGTAAAGGACGGAGGACCCATGCGCGATAACAACATCCTGGTCCGGCATCTGAAACCGGCGGCGGTGAAACTTGGGATCGGTTGGGTCAACTGGCTGGTTCTGAGGCGATCCTTCGCAACTTGGCTCAAGATGGCCGGGGCAGACGTAAAGGACGCTCAGGCGCTGATGCGGCATTCCAGGGCCAGCACGACCTTGGACATTTATCAGCAGTTCGTGCCTGAGTCGCAGCGAAGAGTGGTCGATAGCCTGACGGGGCTCGCACCCCTGGTGAACTGATGATGGTTCCAATTGGTTCCAATAACCCGCGGGTTTGGAGGCACAAAAATGCGTGGAACTCCCGTGGAATGAAAGACATGCCTACGGGAGAAGCCAGCCCTGAAAAGGCTGGCGTCGGCGGTTCGATTCCGTCCCTGGCCACCATGTTTTCAACAGCTTACAAGGCTCCCCTTCGGCATTTTCATTCCATTTCATTCCAAAACTATGGCGCGGACGATTCGCCTCGTCTGGAATGCTGGCGTGGTGCAAAGTGGTGTCAAGGGCGGAGTAAAAGTTGACCACCAGGGCGGCGGAAAAAGGGACCGCGGAGGCGGCGCGCAGCGCCGCCCGGGCGGGGGGCGATAGCCCGCCCGTCAGGCCTTTTTTGGTTTTGGAGTGAAAGCAGCCGCCGGAGCCGTGGGAATGTGGGAATCTCGCCGGCTTTTGGCGAGATTTCCAAGGGGCTCGTGGAAAGAGTGGGAAGCCTGCTCTTGGCTTTCCACGCTTTCCACAGCCCCGGCATTTCCACGGCTCTGTGCCGGCGATCGCAATTACGGCGGGTTACGATTGCCCGGGGTCTTTCTTCCGCTTGCTGTTTTTCAACCGATAACTGTCCCCGTTCATCTCCAAGATGTGGACGTGGTGCGTCAATCGATCTAACAACGCGCCCGTCAGTCGTTCCGAGCCGAGCACTTCGGTCCACTCAGCGAATGGCAGATTGCTGGTGACGAGCGTGGAAGCCCGTTCATAGCGCTGGCTGAGGATTTCGAAGAGCATCTCAGCGCCAGTTTTCGACAGCGGCACGAACCCAAGTTCATCAACGATCAAGAGTTCCCGGCGCGAAAGGTATTTCTGGTATCGCAGCAGGCGTTTCTCATCGCGGGCTTCGATGAGTTCATGCACCAGCGCGGCCGCAGTCGTAAACCGTACCCGGAAGCCTTGCTGGCAGGCTGCTAGGCCCAAGGCCAAGCCGATGTGAGTCTTCCCCGTCCCGGA